TGACGGGCCGATATACCTACTAGTGGCGATCGGAACCGCTTCGGAACCGGGGCCAACCTAGTGAGGGTAGAACGATGAAAACGAGCGAGTATCACGCCGAAGTATGGGCGCGTCTGGAATCCATGGCACGGGCTGGCAAGGCAGTAGACAGTCAGGACAGCGCGAGCGAAGCCTATGCCCGATGGCTGGAACGGGGCGCGCCCGGTGAGACGATTGAGGAGTCTACTAGGCTCGCCGCGCAGGGAAGCGCAGGGAAACGATTGGCGACGGTCCAGGATCGTGCCGATAAGCGCAGGGGGGTTCAATTCTTGGATATGACTACGGAAGGCTTCACCGGGCCGGACCGTCGGCATGCGCTTGGCCGATTTCCCCAACCGCCGGAAGTCTGGACCGGACTGGAAAGCCTATCGGGAGAGCGGCGGCGGGAGTTGGCGACAATAGGGGCCATGGAAGGTATCGGTATTGTCGAAACGTGGCTGGCGGCGTGCGGCGTCAGCGGTCCGGCGGAGCCTACTATCGTCCAGACGCCCCGGAGCGCGAAGGGGGGGAGGCCACGGGGGGAATGCCCGGAGCGAAGGGCCATAAACCGGCAGCGGTCCATTGATCGGAAGCGCGCGGCAAGGGTAGCGGCGCGGATGGCGAGGGAAGCAAGCAAGGCGCACGCGGCACAGTAGGCCGCCGATAGACTCCCGAACGACACGCGGCCCGCCATTGTTGCCAGTGGCGGGCCGCCCTTATAGACAATATGCGACAATTTTGTCGGGAATTTGGATTCACGAAGGGGGATTCACGATACGGGATGGGAGGGGAGGGGAGGGGAGGGGGGGAGATTCAATCCTTACCAAACTGGTAAAGTATGCGTTTTCCCCGCGTTTTTGGGGGTTTTTTGCTAGGGATACTGCAACTCACAGCCAATCCCCGGCCAACGCTTGGCTTGCGGGGGGGACTCGCGGACCCACAACAGACCCCCGGCATGGCCCCCAAGTCGTTTCACGTTAGCTGTCAATCCCCTTCCCGTATTTTCCGACCCCCCATAGAGCCCAGGACTTCTGCCCTCATATCGCACGCTAGGGGCCTTATCGAAGGCCTAACTGGACACGATTGTCTGATTTGGTTTTTGCCGGAAATTTTCACATAGCGTTGGCCGTCAACGGCGGGTAGCCCCCGATGCTTTGGTTGGACAATGGTCTTTCATGGACGCTCGTCACTACGTTGCTTGGTTGCTGTCACGGCTGGATGCCCAGCTTCCCCCTGTTTCGACTGTTGGTGGGGTGCCGTACTCCCCGGAGTCGATTGAGGTGGCTCCAGAGGCTGGGCCTATGCCAGAGATGGTTGGGGTTCCTTCTCCTTGGAGTGGGTCTTCTTGGGGTGGTTGGGGCAATCAGCCTTCCGAGAGTGCCGCGAGTCGGGCAGCCAGGGAGAGATTGGCTGACAATCGGCCATTGAACCCTGAGAAGCAGGCGGCTCTTGATACCTACGCTCGCGGTGTGGTTGCCAGAAACTGGCGGCCTCCGACGAGGGGCGAGTTCCTTGAGGACTTAGGCCATCAGTTCGGAGGAAACTGGGGGAAGCCAGAGAAGAACGCACCGCTCCCGGCGTGGCCGCAGGCTCCAGCGTCGGCTAGTGGGGCGAAGATGGACGAGCCAACTTCGTCGCGGTCGTACCGGAAGCAGAAGTACCGGCAGGCCGAGGACGAAGCTGTCGCCCAGGCCAGGAAGCGCGACGAGGAGATCCGCAAGCAACGCGCCGCGCAGGCTGAGGAACACCGCAGGGCCGCAGAAGCACGGCCGAATCCGTGGATGTCCCAGGCTATTCCAGACGCGCAACCCATGTCTTGGGAGGAATACAAGGCATCCCAGGCTGGCACCAAGAACTCTTGGTAGCTCCCGATGCTTTGGTTCCCGGCTCCCTGGTACACCCTGGGTGTATTCGGGTGTCCTGTTACGAAACCCATGCACTTGCTGCTTTATGCAGGGGTTTTTGTCACCGGCTCCCGCCAGGCGATGCACCCACAGCATTCCTTGCAGTTTTGACAGGTAACGTGCGGCCAGCGGTTTCCCCAACTGCCTACGGTTGCCTCCTCCCTGTCATCGGGGTCTACCTTGGATCCGCAGTGCGGGCAGATGAACTCTCTCGGATTTTTGGATGGTTCGCTCATGTGTTCTCAGTGAGGATTTGCCCGGTGTTGCTGCATGTCAGGGCGTAGACACGGGCTTCTCCGTCGTAGCGGTTTGATGGCGTTGGGCCATCGTCTCCAACGGTCAGGTCGAAAGCGTCGTCTAGCTCGGCTTCGGTGTCGAAAAAGACGTAGGCCCAGTCGCTGATGATGGCTGTTTCTCGGCTTATGAGCGGGCAGGCCAAGGGGACTTCCTCGCCAGCGTCATAGTCTTCAGCGTACCAGGAAAGGTACATGCCCCACTTCCCAGTTGACTTACACAACCGGGATAGGAGTTCGTGAACGTCAGTCAGCATATCCATTGGAGATTTTGATCTCTTTCTTCCACCCTCCCTCGGGGTCGATCTTGATGAGGATGGATCGGAGGATGACTCTTTCGGATTCGGCCATTTCCTGGGGATGGTGGTTGACCTTGCAGTAGAGTTCGGACAGGCTTTGGCTGGCTCGTTCCAGGATGTCGCTGGCCGGCGGGCGGGGGCCGAGGCCAAACACCCAGGCGTCTACGGCTTCCATGGCCTTGACGCGATACGCGCGGATCTCTTCTCGGGCCTTGCGGTACAGTTCAAGGGTGGCTCTGGATGTCTCGTTCATAGTCGGTCCTTGTGCCTGAACTCCCCGCACCAGCAGTTCTTGTGGGACTGGGGGAATCCGCTGTCCCCATTGCCGAAACGGGTTGGAGGTAGCTTTCGGCAGTCGCCGCTGTCAACTCTTGTCTGCTGATCCTGGCACCAGAACCGGCAGTTGCCGCACACAGATGCCTCTCGCTCATCGACCAGCTTTCCCGGCACAAAGCCGATGGCGCGGTAAACCTCGGTGCCTTCAGGATCGTTGTTATCCATCCTTGCTTTTCCTTATGGTTTCCCTGGGAGGTTTGGGCTTGGCCTTCTTGGCTCGTCGGCCCCGGTTCTCGCCGTCGTGTGGAGGGCATCGGTCGCACTTGCCGGTCTTCTTGCAGATTTCCCTCCAGCGTTCACCCTTTGGCATTGGGCGGCTCCGGGAGGGGCATCCAGTGAGTGACGATCAACGGAAACGCATTGTCGTCAAGGATGGAGTGCGTCCAGCCGCCAGAGATTGCCCACCGGTACAGCACGAGCGGGCCATCGGTTTTCTCCCATGCAAGCACAGGAACCTCCCAGTCTGGCAGGCTTTTAGAAACTGGGATCCATCGCCGGTCGCTGCTCAAAATGGACACTCGCTAAGGTTTCCGCCCGAGGATACAAACTCCTCGCGAAGGCGATGGAAGTTTTCGCCTACGCCCTTTTCTATGTCAAGCGGAAGCTCCCGCTGCCTCGGCTTTAGAGGTGGCTTTGGAGGTTCTGTGATCCTCCAAAGCTCGCGGGACACATCTTGGCTTGCGGCCGAAAGCGCCTCAAGAGAACAGATCAAGTCTCGCACCGATTCGATGTTCATGGCGTGGCATTCTATGGGGCGCCAGAAAAAATGGAAGCCCAGACTTGACGGCCCTGCGAGACGACGCAATACTCACCCACCGCACAGAGGGTGACGCGATGCCAAAACGACGCCGACTAGAGGGGGCGAGCAGAGAGTCGCTGATTTCAGCACTCAAGCTCGCCCACGCACAAAACAATGGATACATCCAGCGATTGCTGGCCGAAATCAAGAGCCTCCGTGGGCAAGTCAATGCTCGCGATCTCTTGATCGTGGAGTTGAAGGAACGACTGCAAGAATCCGAAATGTTCGCGCGGTTCTGACGACGAAGCGTGCATAGCCCCATTCAGGGAGGGGCGTGTGGTGTTCTGCCCAGCCACGGTTGCGACCGAAACGGGAGAGTAGGGTACGCCCCCCCGAAGCCATTGGTGGGCAGGTAGTTTCATGGTGCCGCCGGTTGTACGACTGTCCGGGCGGGTTCCGAGTGATGCCGAGAAGGATAGCTCCCCATGACGCAGTGCAGGGTTGAACCTGGGCGACTGCGAAATCAAAACCAGCCCAGGGGTCATGGTCCAGCGCGGCTCCGTCCGAACAGGCCATTTGGCCGATTTCCTGGTTTTGCCAGGGAGTCGGTCTGCACTCACCATCCGAACAGGTGTGCCGCTAAGTGAGAAGCATCGCTTGCTTCACCCGCCGCGCTACGATACGATCTCCACACACCCCCACGGAACCCGATCATGCACTGGGAATACGACGCCGAAGACCATGCCTGGCTTGCGGAATCGAAAGCTCGCCATGGACACCTATGGGGCGTGAGCGTCAACGAGCTTGGCGCTTTTGACCTGGCGGCCACGGACGATGAGATTCTCCCCGAGGATGAGATTGGGAACGAGTACGACCAGCTTTGCGAAGCTCAGCGGGCCGCCGAGGAGTACGAGTCGGAGTACGAACTCAAGCAGGCCAAGGGTGGAGTACAGGTTTCGACGCGTGACCGTCTTCCCGGCGTTGGCGAGAGGGCCAACTGGCTGGCAGACGACAAGCTGGTGTTTCGCGGCATGATGACCTCTGAAGGGGTAGTCGTGGATGAACGCGGGATTTGCCATTACCCAGGGACTTTTGAGTACTGGGAACCTCTCACTGGACAATGATTCCGTAGGAGGAATCAATGGCATTCATGCGCAAAACCGCTGAGGACATTCAGCGAGAGCGGTATCAAGACCAACAGGCCCGCGCCGAGCAGCAAGAGCGAATTCGCCGAGAGCGTTTGGCAAAGAACATCGACACCTTCTCGGCCGAGCGTGCCGGGGTAGATCCGGCAGCCGTGACTCCCGGCAGCCAGGCCCAGAAAGATTTGATTCAAGAGCGAGCCCGTCAATCGTTGCGTTCATGGGGCGCACAAGGCAATCACCGATGGAACGACTGGGAAGCTCCTCAGCCTCCAGCACCGCCTCAACAGCCCGAGACTGATCCGCAGCAGCAACTCATCCAGAGGCTTGACTGGATCATTCAAAACTTCCCAGGCGCCATGCAGCAGGCTGCCAATATGGGTGCGTGGGCCGCGCAGAACTGGCCGAGGTGATCCATGGCCTGCACTCAACCATGCTCGTGCTGCAAGGGTGCGTGCTGCAATGCGGGCTCGTGTTCTCAGGAGACGTGCGCGGATTGCGAGGGGGCTGGCGGGACATGGAAGGGTCCGCAAACTGACTGCGGTGACTACGACTGCACGGATGGTTGCTGCGAGGGCAAGACGTGTATCGACGACTCTGGCGACACGGCCTACACGAAGTGCGAGTTTGGCTACTTCGCGAGCGAGTGTCCTGGGGGTAGCTGCACTCCCGGTACGCCGAATCCAGCCGACGATGTGCCTCAGTGCGAGGACGGGACGGCGCTTCACTCTACCGTGACCGGATCGGGGTTTGTTGGCGTTACAGGCGACCCGACTTTCGATGCTCTCCAGGAAGAGGTTTTCAACAACACCTACAACCTGACGCGAGACTGCTGTAATGGTGGTAGCTGGGATGGTTCGACGTGCGACTACGTCGGCAAGTGGTCTACATCAAACTCGGACTACGAAGCCTGGGTGACATTCCCGTCGATTCTTGCCGGGCGACAAGCAACCATACAGCTTCGATTCATGCCAGCACCGGCATTCTCTGTCACTGCCACGAGGACTGACGGCCCGTATTCATCGTCGGCGGCACTTTGCTCTGTGACTGTCTATGACTGCGACGAAGCAGCAAGCGGGATTCCAACCTCATCATCTCTTGGGCTGGACGTTTCCGGTGCAGACATCACAACGACTTGAATGCGATCTCATCTTTCGCGACGGCTGGGCCAAGTGCCGCCGATGCAAGAAGGAGTTCCGCGCCCCTCATGGCCGGGCTCGCTCTCACTGTGCCCTTGAGCCTCCAGTATCCGGGACCGGACCAGGCTCGTGGACAAAGTGGCTTCTCTCGTGGTTCCGCATCGTGGCCAAGCACGGCTGCAAGTGCAACAAGATGGCCAAGAAGATGGACGAGATGGGGGAGTGGTGGTGCCTCCGCAATATGCCCGAGATTCTTGGCGTCATGGCAGCCGAGGCCGAAAAGAGGAAACTGGCGTTTTCTCGCTGGAAAGGCAGGGTTTTGATCTGTTCTGCCGTTGCTCTTTCCTTAGCCTCTAAATGGGCTTTTGCAGAAAACGCGGGAAAACACGCCACTAATCTGGCGGGCCGGACAATAATCTCGTAGCCCTTCGGTTCTCTACCTCCCCCGAAGAACTCATGCCGCGAGATCACCACGTTACGATTTACGGCAAGCGATGGACCATTCGGTTCACGCAACTCCGTGGCAGTGCCGCTGGATGGTGCGACTGGGATCGCAGGATGATCCACATCGACAGCCGCCTCAAGGGACAGGCCAAGATGGACACCATCGCCCACGAACTGTGTCATGCGGCGGTTGGTGAGCATATCGCGGAAGAGTCGATTCTGGAGGCTGGCAGAATCATCGGGTCCGTGTTTCATCGAATCCTCAAGTATCGGGAGCCAACACATGCCGAGCAAGCCAAGCCCGTCCGACATCGTTGATCGCATTGCAAGCAGCATCCGTGTCACCAGCACCGCAGCGTATCCGTGGTGGAAGCGAGTGACTCCCGAGCAGGCGAAGGTTCTTGAAACGATTCGCACGGCCTGGCGCGAAGGAAAGTTTGGGCCGCTCGTCCGCCCGGCCGCTCGTGCTGTCGCCGCAATGCTCTCTGAACTTGGGATTGCCGACATCAGTGAAACAGGAGTCAAGCGATGGTACGACAGGACATTGTAAATGACATCGCCAATGCCGTTGAGCTTGAGAAGCATCTCGTCAAGGACGCAGAGATCGCGCGCCTCAAGGCAGAGATTGCTGGACTGAGAGGGCAGTACAAGGTCGCTCTCGGACAGGTGGATCGGGAGAAGGAAAAGGCTGCCTCCCTCTTGGCCCTACAAGACATCAAGCCCAAGAAGGGCAAGGTCAAGGCCACAAAGTCCGACAGCCGCAACCCAGCAACGCTTGTCGTTCTCTTGTCTGACATTCACTGCGAAGAAACGGTCAAGCCGGAAAGCGTGAACGGACTCAACGAGTACAACCTTGACATCTGCGACCGCAGGATCACCGAACTGCAAGAGCGGTTCTTGCGGGTGTTGGAGCATGAGCGATCCCTTTGCCGCATTGACCGCGTGTGCATGTGGCTCGGAGGCGATCTCATCACGGGCATGATCCACCCCGAACTCCAAGAAGAAAACGCTCTCCATCCGTTACCGGCTTTGAGGTGGATCGGGGAACGGATGCGTGCGTTCGTTGATCTGGCAGCAGAGAATGCAAGCGAAGTTGTTGTGGCGACATCATGCGGCAACCACGGAAGGACAACTGAGAAGCAGCGCACCAATGAAGCGGCCACAAGCTACGAACAGCACCTGTACCTCACGATGCGCGCTGCCGAGCGTCACAACAACGTGGAGTGGAAGATTGGCGAAGGCCATCTAAACTACGTCGATCTGGACGGGTACAACATCCGCTTCTGTCATGGACACGCTATCCGCTACCAGGGGGGCATTGGCGGAATCCATGTCCCGCTTCACAAAGCCATCGCGGCGTGGGATGTTTCCCACAAGGCTGACCTAACGTGCATCGGCCACTGGCACCAGTTCTCGTGGAGCCGGTCTGGTCGGTATGTGACCAACGGATCCGTGATTGGCCACTCTGCCTACGCAGTCAGGATCAAGGCCACTTACGAGCCCCCTTGCCAGGCTGCGTTCGTGATCGACCACGGGCGAAACGAGGTGACTCGGGCATTCCCGCTGTTCTGCGACCGCGATCTCAGGGGGAAGGGACAATAGCCCTGTAGACATTCAGGAGCTATTCGATGCCAGGTTTTGACCCGCTGCTTGACCCATGGCCAGCACCCACTGCTCCGCAGGGCTTGACTGAGCAAGAGTCTCGCAGAATCGCCTACGACATGCGAATGCGGCAGGCCGAGGAAGCCCGCAAGGCCAGGCTTGAGGCCGCCAGAGTGCGGACTCGCTCTGGAGTTCCTTTTGGCCGCAATATGCCGGTCAATCCGTACGGCCAGCGAACAAACGAAGACGACATTCGCGACATTCTTGGCACGCTGCCTCTCGGACAGCCCGGCTTCAACTAGGAGTTCTCATGCTAGGCATTCACCAGATTCAGGCCCCGTTTGCGGCCCAATTTGGCCCGTCAGCGCAAGGCGGCCAGCTTGGCCAAATGGTCAGTGATGTGAACAAGGCCACTCAGTCACATGCCGATCACCTGCGAAAGCTGGAAGAGATTAAGGCTAGACAGAAGCCTGTTCGCCCGACCGCAATAGAACCCGTAGATCCAGAGAGCGAGCTTCTTCGGCGAGAGGACGACCAGACCAGGCTCGCTCGCTTGATTGAGCGACTTGGCGAGGCCAGCTACCCGATGGGCGGCGGGGTTTTGCGCTAATGCCACTCTCCGAAGAGGAACTTCAGTGGCTTGAGCAAGGCCAGCGATGGATGGGGGCATCGCGGGCAGATGAAATGTCGGACGAAGAGTTTCGGCAATTCAAGGCCCGCGAGGATGCCTACGCGAGGTATGCAGGGGATGCTCCTGTCGCCGGTCGTGGCAACGCTCCGATTGCTGGGTACGTTGCGACCGACGATCCAGTTAGCGACATTCGGTCATTGAAAAGCTCAATCGACCAACGAATCACTGCACCGACTGCTCGTGCGAACTGGTCAACTGACCCCGAGTTTCGCTGGGCCACAAGCCGACAAAAATCTGCCGAGGGCCAGCTTCAGTCGTCCAAGCAAGAGGCATTTTATCAGAACTTACTGAGGATGTACGGCACGCCAGATAGTTCTGGCCGCCCGCCCGAGTCGTGGTCAAAGCTCCCGCCGCATGTCCGCAAGAACCTAGAGGCATATGCCTACAACCTTGACGGCTTTCGCGACAAGATCAGCAGCGGGTACGAGTCCACTGGGATCATCGGGCCTGAGTCGGCTGTAGGCACTGGGCTGACATGGTTGCAGTCTCTTCCCTCAATGGCATATGAGGGCGGGCGGGTGCTTGGCAACCAGGCTTCTGCTGCGTTTGGCGGGCGAGATGATGTCTACGACACCAACTTCAATGACGCCGCCAACACAGCACTTGCCCCATTCAGCGCCGCAGTGAAGCCGGTCACTGACCTCTACGCCCCAGGCTATTCGCCAGAGAGTGCCTTCTCGCGTGGCGGTGCGGCACTCAAGGCAATCGACAAGCAGTTTGGAGATATGCCGTGGGACTCTGAGATGCATGGCTATCTGCCGAAAGACGGCGGCGCTTGGGGCGGAGAAGCTCCTTCAATTGCGGGTCGCCTGAAATATCGCGGCGGCATCACGGACGCAATAGACAAGAGCAGCCTCACGACTGGCAGCGAGTTCTTGGAGCGAGAGGGAGTCCCTGGCGCGCCGGTCTTGGGTGCGTTAATGGACGCAACCATGAACCCTCTTTTCTCGGTAAGCGGCCTGAAAAATGCGAACGCAATGTGGAAGGCTGGGGCAAAACTTCCGCTCGCTAAGTGGGCTGGCGGCGAGTACGGAATCGACACAGCGCTCGCTGCGTACAACGCCTGGCAAGGCAATCGTTGACCGTGCTGTAACAAAACTAGGGGTATATGGACAAAAGTCTTTGTAGAGGAATTGCCACCCCCCGAGGCAAGAACAATGGACGACGAACAAGACTTCAATTCCGGCTCTCCTGACACGACTGCGGTTGCCGATGCGCACCCAGTTAGCGACTCGCCTGTAGACAGTCAAGCTCCAGTTGGCGATTCGTCCCCCGCGCAGTCCGGTGGCTATCAGTCGCCATACGAAGCATTCCGGGAACTTCCTGAGTTCCAAGGCCGATCAGACCTGGACATCGCTCGCGAACTGTACTCCAGTCGCGTTGGATACCAGGAAGCCCAGCGGCAACTGGCCCAGTATCAACAACTGGTGCCGTACGCCGAATACGGCCGGAAATTCTACGAGAACCAAGAAGCATTCCAGCGATGGCAGGCTTCGCAGGCTCAAGCCCAGGCTCCTGCCCCGCAGCCTGAGCAGCCCAAGTGGTGGAACCCTCCGCAGCTTGACGAGACGTTCAAGTCGTACATCATCCGCAACCCGGAGACGGGCCGGGAGATGATTGACCCGAACGCTCCTCTTCACGCGAAGGAAGCGATTCAGCGATACCAGGACTACACGGCGAACTTTGCTCGCAAGCTGGTCACTGATCCCGAGAACACGCTGAAGCCTTTCGTTGAAGGCGAGGCAAAGCGGATTGCCCAAGAGCTTGTTCGCGAGCAACTCAGCCAGTACCAGACCCAGAACTTCGTCAAAGACCTTGAGCAGCAAAATGCCGATTGGCTTTACGCTGCTCCTGGAGTTCCTTCGCAAGAAGGTGTGGCGATTCAGCGGTACATCGCCGACGCTGCGGAGATGGGCGTAACGGACCCGAATGCTCGTTGGCGATACGCCACTTCGATGCTTCGTGCCGACCTCATCAACATGCAGCGGCAGATGATGGCCCAGGCTCCGATGCAGCCAATGTATCAGCCGCCTGTGCAAGAGCCGATTCCAGTGGCCCGGCCAATGAGTGCTGAGGCCCAGTTCCTTCGGGAACGAGCGACACGCAAGACCAATCGTTCAGCGGGTGCTGGCGAGCCTCGTGCGCCGAAAGGTCGCATGAGTTTTGAGGAGCATTTGGCCCGACAGTTTGAAAAAGATGGAGTAATCTGAAATGCCGCAGAACGTGAACTGGGCTCGTAGTCTCGCAACGACCATCACCAACTACCTCAAGGAAGAGGAGCTGGCGTGCTTTAGGAACTTCAAGTTCTGGAGCATGATCGTCAACAATGGCCGGACTGAAACCGGCATGTCGGGCGAAACCTTCCAGTGGCAGATCCAGTACCGGAACCACCTGGTGTCCGGCAACACTGGCGAAACGATGCGTTCGTTCGCTCGTGAGAACCTGTGGAAGAACGCCACCCTCGGGTGGAGAGGCTTGCAGGCCACGGATGCCATCTACAACCGTGAGCAACTCGCCAATCGTGGCGCTCAGGCTCTCGTGAAGGTGGCCAGCGGCATGAAGGACCGGCTCATCAAGTCGATGAACCAGAAGCTCGGCGCCGAGTGGGTTATCGACGGCGAGGCCACTGGGAACGAAGACCGGCTGGTTGGCATCGAAACGATGTTCGGTGCGACCCAGACGATTGACGTTACGGGTACTGGTGCAACGGCTCGGACTGCCAACTCGGCCGACCCGTTCTACTACCCGAACGACACCTACGCTGGCCTCAGCACTGTGCTGGCCAACTACGGTGGCAGCCTGACGAGTGCGACCTTCTGGCCGAACGGCTCCAGCGATCCAGAGACTGACTTCTGGACTCCGGTGATCGTCAACGGCGTCAGTTCGTACTTCGGGGCTTCGACCTGGAAGGACAACTGCATGAAGGCTCTGCGTGAAGCGATTCACCAGACCCAACGGAACGACACGATGGAAGACCAGGTGGACATGTGCATCATGAACCGCCGACTCTACATCGAAGCTCTCAACTCGCTTGACAGCAAGGAGCGGGTTGTTGTGACTCGTGACAACGGCCTCCGAAGCTACGGCTTCAAGGACGTGTTTGAGTTCGACGGCGTGGAATGCACCAAGGACGAAGCGGTTCCTGCTGATACGGCTTACGGCCTCAGCACCGGGAACATCTCGTTCAAGAGCCTCCAGGACAACCTCCTGGAAGTTGAAGGACCGTTCTACGACGAGGAAACGCAACAGTTCCGCTACGCAGTGACGATGCTCGGGAACCTCTGCTTCAAGAGCCCGCGCAACTTCTTCAAGATCCGTACGGCCTAAGTTCAACCAAGGAGAGATGAAATGAGTTTGATGAGTGATCCGCCGTTCGGTCTTGGCAAGACGTTCGGCACGACTTCGGCTACGGAAGGGCTCAACTGGGAAGGCTGCGTCAAGGATTTCCCTGACGTCAACCCAGTCACGGGTGCAGTCCGCAGCAATCGCGTGAAGAAGTGCATCTGCGTTCGCAACTCGTCTGGCCAGACTCTGAAGGCCAAGCGTGCTGTGGCGTGGACGAGCGGCAGCTACAAGACGGTGGCCGGGTTTACCCGGATCACCAATGACGACTGTGCGGGCGTTGTAGACGAGTGGCTTCCTTCGACGGGCGTTGCTGCCAACGATCTGTTCTGGATCACGGTGGACGGCCCGAGCGAATACTACGTCAGCCAGACGGTTGCTGTTGGTGATGTGGTTGCGGCCGTGACCGCCCACACCACGAACGGCACGGACTCGGCTGGTACGGGTGGCTATGGCGCGACGGTCAGCGTGACCGTGGCTCCGCAGCGTGGCCGTGTCGGCAAGGTCATCTCAGGCACGACTGGCACTCCTGTTGTTCTCGTCGGTGGCATCTAAGAAATTTCCCTTGTCGCGGGGGAATCGGGGGAGGGCGCTCAGTCTGGATAAGGCTGGGCGCCCTTTTCTATACTAGGAGGTGAATCATGTTTGGTGCGCTCGGTGTTTCTGGCCTGGCTGGCGGCGGTGATCCCTATGGCCAGCAAGTTCGCAGCGTGCTTCCGAAGCGATCCGGCGGTGCCGCCAAGGCGACCTATGCTGGCGCTCCAATGACTGCTTATCGCCAGCAGATCGGGCAAGACGTTCAGGCCATGGGCGGCAATCCCACGGCGCGGCAGCGGGCTCAGTGGAGCCAGGCTCGCCCGATGGATCAAGTCCAGGCTGACTACAGCCAGTTGTCGCAGCAGATGGGTCGGGCTCCAACAGGCCAGGAGTTTGTCCGCATGGGCGGGACTGCTGCTGACTGGAAGGCCATGCAGTCTGGTAACGATCAAATCTTGTCGCAGTATTACCAGAGCAAGACCGGCCGGGCTCCGACTCCCGCCGAGCTTGCAAAGTTCCGTGGCAGTCCGAACGCCAACAGGGCGATCCAGTCGGCGCAGCAGCAGCCTCAGCGAATGGCGCCAATGCCACAACGTCGCCCCGCCGCTCCAGCGCCTTCTCCTGGCGTCAACCTCATGGCCATGCAGCGCGGGTTCTACTGACGCAAGGGTGTTCTCATGGCTTTTGGTTCTCAGCCGTTTGCAACGAGGTCCGACAAGGGCAACTTTGCCAACATGGCCCCGTCTCAGCGGCCTGCGCCTTTTGAGCAGTCTGTCAAAACCCAGTTTGGGCAGATGGACCCAGGCCAGTACCAGAGTCAGCAGGTTGATTTTATCAACAGTGTCTTCAACCGGCATGGACAGAACATTCAGCAGGGCGGGGCTCCTCAGTGGCAGCAGCCACAGTCGTATTGGCCGCAGCAGCCGAACTCTTACCAGCCGCCGCCGCAGTACACGCCGATGGCCCCTGTTCAGCAAACGCAGCCGCAGCAGGTCACTCTTCCTGGGATGAATTTCCAGCAGGACATCTACCAGGGCGGGTTTCAGCCGCCACCGCCGTTGGCTAGGTCGTTGCCAGCAGTTCCTTCTCAGTCTGTGATGCCAGACCCAAGGCGTGACCTTGCCGACAGAATCCGCAATCCGCAAAGCGCCGACCGAATGCAACAGCAGGCTCAGCAGACTGCCAGGCAAACCGTCCAGGGCTGGAAAGATCGTCAGCCCGTGATGGCAAAGAACTGGCTTGAGCAGGGCTGGGACAGTGGGCTCATGCAAAGGCCGACGCCTGCGCCATCTCGCCCGTCGTGGCTGAGCCCGGACGGCGGTGCTGGCGATAGCGTGCGTGAGGTTTTGCCGCCTTCTGGCATTGATCCAGCTTTTGCTGTCCGCGCCGACCAGTTACCAAGGTCGCCCTTGCCTCGCCCTTCGCAGTCTCAAAAACAGCGTTTTAATCAGCGTACTCAGCGATGGGAAGTCCCAGGCACTCCGCAGCCAGGCCCGAGGAAGTTCAATCCTCGCACTCAAAGGTGGGAAAACGCCAGCTAGACCATTGGACGCTACTGCGCTCGGCGGGTAGGATTTCGGCACAGTTTCCGATCCAACCCCCGAGGATTTGAGAATGGCTCAGCAGAAGTTTGTTGTTGTTGTCTACAGCTTTCCGTACGGGGGCAACGGCGGCACTTCATCAGAGGTTCCCGATGTTCGCGAGTGGATGATTCCTCTTGCGGTGAATGCTTCTCGCGACCCGCGTATTGAGCGGATCCACTTCGACAAGCTCAGCGACACGCCGATCACGATGACCCGTAATCGCGCCGTGCTGCAAGCCAGGGCGATGAACGCCGACATCTTGGTTATGGTTGACTCGGATATGTGGCCTGACATCCACATCAACGATCCCGGCGCCAAGCCGTTCTTTGAGTCGTCCTTTGACTTCATAGTCCAGAACTACCACAAGGGGCCTTTTGTGATTGGGGCTCCATACTGTGGGCCGCCACCGCACGAGCTTCCATACATCTTCCGCTGGCAGAATCGCGAGACTGGCGGGGTCGGCCCGGACTACCAGCTAGAGATGTTTGATCGCCACACGGCAAGCAAGATGGCTGGCATTCAGGAGTGCGCTGCTTTGCCGACAGGGCTCATCATGTATGACATGAGAGCCTTTGAGCTTACTGAGCCAAAGGAAGAAGGCGACAAGCCGTGGTTCTACTACGAGTTTGATCTCTACGGTGCCGAGAAGCAGTCCACAGAAGATGTGACAAACACCCGTGACATCTCGCTCGTTGGCATCCAGAAGCTCGGGTACAACCCAGTGATGGTGAACTGGGATGCGTGGGCTGGCCACTGGAAGCCGAAGGTAGTCACGAAGCCTCAGGTCATTGATGCTGCCGGTGTGAGCAAGAAGCTCGCTGACGCCGCCAAGTCAGGCCACGACTCCTCAACGAAGATCATCAACATCACTGCCAATCCAAAACTCCAGCGGATCTTGGATGCCAAGAAAGATCAGCCAGCATTTGACGACATGGGCCTACAGACACCGGCCGGGGATCTCTATGCACTCGCCACAATGGTTGAGCGGTTCAAAGAGAAGTACGGCCGCGAGCCGAAGGTTTGCGAGGTCGGCTCGTGGGCCGGTGCTTCTGCTCTTGCCATGGCGAACGCCGGTGCCGAAGTGACCTGCGTTGATCACTGGGAAGGCAACAAGAACGACGATGGCTGCAAGGTGTACGATAAATCGCGAGGAACTCCGTTTGAGGTGTTCCTGCGAAACACGCACCATCAGCCCAAGATCAAGCCTCTCATTATGGACTCGCTCAAGGCGGCCAAGATGTTTGAGGATAAGTCGTTCGACATTGTGTATCTGGACGCTGAGCATGATGCGGACTCGCTCAAGGCTGACATCGACGCATGGCTGCCGAAGACGCGGTACATCCTGGCCGGGCATGACTATGGGCATTTCCCCGGCGTGACAGAAACGGTCAAGGAGAAGTTCAAGCTCTATCAGACCGAAGGCACTGTCTGGAAGACTTATGTCTGAAGAGAAGACCAAGGCGTGTACTCTGTGCCGGAAGATCAAACCGGCCACGGAGGAGTTCTTCAATATCAACTCCCATGCGCCCGATGGGCTTCGTTCGGAGTGTCGTCTATGTCGCAAACTGACCCGCGAGGAAAGGGTAAAGAAAAAGCGAGACGCCAAGCTGGAGGAGATAGAGAGAGGCGCAGTAGACATCTTCACTGCTTCTGCTCGCATCGGGGGCGGGAACATTCCTCACTCCAGGGAACTCCTGGAAGTGATGATGGAGTACTTCGGGGGCGTGCGTGGCTACATGAACGTCTTCATGAAGAACCTCTACGACACCCCGAGCGGCGGTGCCACGAGGACGAAGATGCTCTTGGCGGCACTCGGACTGGTGACAGCAAATACCTCAATGGGCGGTGCGGTGAAGCCCTTGGAGGCGATGACTGAGGAAGAGCTTGAGGCCGAGTACCGTCGAAGGATCATGCTTGAGGCCGCCCAGATGGCGCAGGCAATGAACGTCAACGGCCAGCCAGTGAAGATGATTACGTCTAGCGACCCGGATGCCATCTCCATCCCGGACCCTGCGGAGTTTGAAGTGGTAAGGAAGGCCAAGGATGGCAAAGAAGAAGCACCCTCCAGTACCGCCGCCCCAGATCCCAGCTAATCTGCCTCCCGCTCTCGGGATGTCGCAGCATCAGCGCGGCGAACTGCGCGACCTCCAGGCTGAGATTCTCCTTCGCAAGATGGAGGCTCTCAAGCTCTATAGGCCACAGCCTCTCCAGGATGCGTTTCACGCCTGCATGGCGAGCGAACGCCTTGTAATTGGGGGCAATCGTAGCGGCAAATCAGTTGCATCTATGGTGGAAATTGCACGCGCCGCAACTGGCCAGGATCCATACGAGAAGTTCCCGAAAGAAAATCTCATTATTGCGATAGTTGGCAAGGACTGGCGGCACATCGGGCTCGTGTGCTACCCGATGTTGTTTCGTGCCGGTGCGATCAAGATGATCCGCGATGAGGTGACGAATGAGTGGAGGGCGTACAACCCCAGTACTGACGAAGCCCGAAAGCACCTTGCCAAGCCCGCCGCCCCATTGATCCCGAATCGCTTTGTGAAGCCCAAGGGCAAGTCCTGGCTCAACCGTCGCCAGAACCACATCCAGAAGGTGGAGCTAATCAACGGGACGGTGCTTCACTTCTTCTCCAGCGAGGGCGATCCTCCGCAGGGGTTCCAGGCAGACCTGGTTGTGATTGACGAAGACATCAACGACGAGCGGTGGGTAGGCGAAATGCAGGCCAGGCTCGGCGACAGGAAGGGTCGTTTTGTCTGGTCTGCAATGCCGCACTCTGAGAACGACGCCCTCATCGGCCTCAAGGATCGTGCAATAGCTGCTGAGGAAAGTGGCGATCCTAACCCAATCATCCGAATGTTCATTCTCAGGCACCTAGACAACCCTTACATAGACGAGGAAGAGAAGAAGAAGAACATCGAACGCTGGGCTGCCATCTCTCAGGAAGAGTTGATGAAGCGAGCGGAGGGTGAGTTCAACACCGGCTCCACGCTCATGTACCCCACGTTCAACACCTCGGTCCACATTCTGCCGCGCAGCACGTTTGAGAATGGCCACATCCCGAACGACTGGACGCCATACGTTTCCATTGACCCTGGCTGGAGCGTGGCGGCGACGTTGTTCTTTGCGGTCCCGCCCGACGAAAGCCTCGTGCTGTTTTACGACGAACTCTACATCCGTGACTGCAATGCTCAAATCTGGGCCGACCAATTCTTGGCGAAGGCTCTTGGGAAGCCGATATACGCTGGCATCTTCGACATGCACGGCGGCAGGTTGCGAGACATAGGCAGCGGTCGCCTTCCCCATGAAATGTACTCTGAGGCCCTGAAAAAGGGGGGCTTCTCGTTTCGATTTGGCGGCACGAGCTTCATCCCCGGCTGCGACGACCCGAAGAACCGGGCGAACATCTTTCGCGAGAAGCTCTACATCCGGCCCGATGGATCCACGAAGATCAAGATTCTGGAGGGTGGCTGCCCGAATCTGATCCGGGAAATGAAAAAGTACCGGAAAAAGACCACAAGAATCAACGGCGTCGTGTATGTTACGGACGAGCCGCAGACCCGTGGAGAAGTCCATGCGTGTCAGGCTGCCGAGTACGCGATTGCCTACGAACCGAAATACCACCCGCCTCCACGGATCATCGGCCCGAAGCCGTGGTGGAAAACCTGGAGAGAGAAGTCCCTTGCTCGCAAGAAGGAACTTCAGGATCCTTGCATCCTCCTTGGGCCAGCCCGGAGAAAGTCATGAGCTACGTTCCGCCTTCAGTCGTCCTGTCCGAAACCGTCCTCTTTGCCCAGCATGAAGGGGCTCCGTGTGTCCCGGCCATCGTGACCCGACTCGGATCCCGCACTCTGGAAATGTACGCTCTTGGCGGTGCAGCAGGTGGCGTCATGAAGGTGGGGGTTCACCACGAATCAGACCCCGACCTTGAGAACTTCCCAGAGTGGAAGAAGTCGGGCATCTGGAAGAAGGCTCCAGCCGACCCGAAGTACGCAATTCTCGCGGAAAAGGTGGCTTTGCTGGAGAAGAAGCTAGAGAGCCTGGGTGGCAAAAAGGGCTGAGCCGGACAATAGTCCTATATGCCTAGCCCTAAAGCTATAGCCGGTCTTGCTGCCGCTGGCGACCTTGCATCGCAGATTGCCAGGGCCGAGGCGCTAGCAAAGCGGCTAGAGGAAACGGTCCCGCTTCGTATTGGGTACAACCCAGGCCCAGGAATCTACTCCAGGCTTGAGCGTGCCGTCGAAGCAATGCCGCCGACAGTCCCAGTGCAGGACATCCCAGGACTCCTTAAGCGACACAAGGAAGGCGTCCCTGGCTGGGAGTTGAACGCCGTCAATTTGCCTGGTGTGGTTGGTGACTCCAAGAAGGTTCCGCGACAGGACTTGCTGGATGCCGTGCGAGAGCGTAGCCCTGTGTACACGCACAAGGAGGTCATGCTTCGCACTGAGCCGCACCCTGACGAATGGGGCAGGCCGACGCTTGGTGACGACAACGCCTTTTGGATTCACGGGCAAGACGCTTCCAGGCAGGGCCTGGGCCTTGACGGCACGCCACAGCCGATAGGACGAGGAACGCCATCTGGTCCGGCGCGGTATGACCAGTACGGGCAGGGCGGCCAAGACTACACTGAGCTTTTGTTGACGCAACCAGACAGCCCAGGATCGTTCGGCAATCATTGGTCTAATCAGCCCAATGCCGTTGCTCATGCAAGGTACGACACTCACGGCGATGCGCTGCGAATCAATGAGCTTCAGTCTGACCTCGGCATCCACAACCGAAAGATTCGCGAAAAGATAGCTCCATACATAGCTTCTGGCGTGCCTGTTGGTAATCGCCCGGCCCCGTTCCCGCTTGAGGACGCATGGGCTGACATGCTCATCAAGCGGCTTGCCCTAGAGGCCGCACGAGGTGGACACCGTGCTATTGAAGTTGCCAGCCCAAGGTCTATAGCAGATAAGGTTGGCGGCAACATCGACAACTACGAACACTTTTATGGCAAGGTTATCCCTGGGTCGCTAGAGCGGCTAGGCCGCAAAATGGGCGGGCTTACGGAAGGCACTGCGAACCCTCGCGGTGGCAAGCCTGTTGCCGGGACAACTGCCGACCCCGACTACGCAAGGCTTATGGACGAGGTAAGTGCCTATGACTCTTCGTATGATCCGCGCATTGGTCGCATGTCCGTTATAGACCTTGGCGAAGCGATACGGAGTGGGATTCCAGGGCTTGCTGTGCGAGAAGGCGAGCGCATTCGGAACAGCCTTCGCCAGCTAGGGAAGTCCGAAAGCGAGATTAACTCAGCTATGGTTCATTTGGCTTCTGTTGCCCCAAGGCGGCAGGACGCCATGGAGGATGCGTGGCTTTATGCCGGTAACTTCTTTACGGGCGACCCGCCGCTCCCCGCCCCTGGACGGCGCTACATCATGTCGGATGCCATGCGTCGAAACATTCTCCAGAACGGCATTGGCGCTGCCATTGCTGCCCCGATTGCCGCCTCCGCAATGCAGGATCAATGATGCCAAAAGACACCGGACCACTTGCGCCAATCTGTAAGCGATGGCTTGACTGCATCAAGAAGGCAGAAGAGTACAAGAAGCCCTTCACCGACGATGCTGCCGAGGCAATGACATTCTTCAGCAGCGATGCCGACGCGGTGTGGGGTGACATTGCCAAGAATAAGTTCGCCAAGGGCGTTGGTCTTCCGCCATTCCGCATGGTGGTGAATCGTCTGTGGGAAGCAGTCCGCATTTTCGCGGCTGTCATCCACCACCGGAACCCGAATCGCGTTGCCACGCCCAAGCCGTTGCCGACGATCCTTCCGCAGCAGCTTGGCATTGTCGATCAGCCGGTTCCGCAAATGGGGCCAGACGGCCAGCCTGTGGTCGGTCCAGATGGGCAGATGGTGATGATGCCATCACCCGAGATGATGCAGTACCAGCAAATGGCCGGGCATCAACAGATGCTCATGGACCATCGCACGCTTGTATCGTCGCTATTGGAGATGTACCTCAACTACACCCCGAACGAACTGGGCTTGCAGCGTCAGTCTCGCGAGGTGGTGGAAGAAGCATTCATAAAGGGTGCTGGCGTTTGGTGGCACGAGTTGTATGCCCCGCCCGGCAGCAACGTCCGGCTGGCGGGATCGTTCTTCGACTCCATCGACAACCTGGTCTGGGATCCAGACGCCGACAAGTTCGATGACATTCGCTGGGTTGCTCGTCGCCGGGTGCGTCCGATTGATGATGTGGCAGCGGACTTCTCGCTTGACCGAGAGTGGCTCAAGGGCCATGCGGAAAGCTATTCGTCCCAGGCCGACTCCAAGCGTGCCGACTACAAGTACCGCAAGGCTCGCGGGCAGACGAACGACCTTCTGGAATACTGGGAGATTTACTCCAAGACCGGATTCGGCGACCGGCTCAAGGACATGCCCGAGCATCTCCGTGGTGCATTCGACTCGCTGGGCCAGAACTGCTATATCGTCGTCTCCAAGGGGATCGACTTCCCGCTGAACATCCACCCCGACCTCCTCAAGCAGGAAGTTGACGAGGGCCAGGTTCCTGACGATCTGTTCATGTCGGCTCAGTGGCCTGTTCCGTTTTGGGTTGAGCCGAACGGCTGGCCCTTCACGCCGCTGATGTGGCACGGCAAGCCGAACTACACCTGGCCGCTTACGGTCGTCTCGGCTGGCATGGGCGAGCTTCGGTTCATCAACTGGGCCATGAGCTATCTCATCACGCGAATCCAGAAGACTGCCGACACGATCATTGGTGTGGCAAAGAGCGCGGAGAAGTCGCTCAAGGAGCAGCTTGAGGCCCCAAGTGAAGGTGGCCTCAAGATCGTTGAGTTGACTGAATCCATTGGGCTGGACATCCGGCAGTTGATCCAGGTGTTCGATCAGCCGCAGGTTTCGCAAGAGATGTTCAACATCATTGCGGAAGTGACGGCCATGTTCGACCGTCGCGTTGGCTTGACCGAACTCATCTACGGAATGACATCGGCTTCGATGCGGTCTGCCACGGAGGCTCAGGTCAAGGGGGATCAAGTCTCCATCCGGCCCGACGACTACGCCAACATTCTGGAAACGGCCATGTCTGAGTGCGCCAGGAAGGAAGCGCTCCTGGCGAGGTGGGCAATCAACCCGGAAGACGTAGCTCCCATTCTTGGGCCATTGGGCGCTCAGGCGTGGGCAATGCATGTCAAGAGTGCGGACATCGAATCAGTGGCTCGGGAGTTCGACTACCGCGTTGAGGCTGGCTCTACCCGCAAGCCAAACGCTGCCACGAGGATTGACCACCTCAACCAGGCCATGCAGATCCTCATGCCGGTTGCTCAGGGTCTTATGCAGGCCGGGCAGCCACAACTCTTCAACTCCCTCATGGCCGACTGGGGCAAGGCGATGGAGATGGACGTTTCCAAGTACGTCATCCCTCCGCCCCCACCGCCACCTCCTGGCCCGCCGCCAGGTCAAGAAGCACCGCCCCCTCCCCCCCAGGGACAATAGCTTAGTATGGAACTCCCGTTTGACATCCAAGACGCCAGGCCCGAAATCCAGGCCCGCTACCGGAAGCTCGTAGAGGCTGGCAATTCGCCCCGCTTCGCAGAGATGCTGGCGCTTCAGGCTCCTCCTGGCGTAAAGGGTCTGGACCGTGCTTTCATGCAGGGCCGGATGAACAACCAGCAGCTTGACGCATTGCCCCCCGTCCAGGCTAAATGGCTCGCCAAAGAGGCCAGGGCGGCGGGGATCTCCATTGAGGGCAAGTTCTACTGTGGCGGCCTGGCCGACAAGCGGCGTTGGCGTGACCCGGAGGCGTGGGTTAGCGGCGTTGACGACATCAAGAAGGTCGCCCAGAAGCGTCGGCTCCATGTTCAGGGGGCTGTGGACTACTCCCCAGAATCCGCACCGCCACCGAAGCGGACAGTGATGGCAGAGGATCTCGTCCGCGACCGGGTGAAGGAATACAAGAAGAAGTTCCCAGGCAAGAAGGCTGGCGAGCTTCGTGAGATGGTCATTGAGAAGCACGCCTGGAAGCCCAAGGAAAAGTCAGCATGAGCATGATCGTCATTCGCCGCGAGCCGCCTCAACCGGTTTCCATCACGGCTAACTCGTCTGCCCAGTCAACGGCGGGGCATATCGCCTACGGGCCATACGCTGGCGGGGGCATCTTTATCGGCAACACTGGCAGTGCAACCCAGATTGCCTGGCACACGAAATGGCGTGAGGACCAGACTCCTCGCCCTGTTTACGAGTCTGGCGCTGCGGTCACGACTTCAGTAGTGGTTGGGTATCACCCGATCCCTGACGCCTGTTTTGCGGCGCCGTTTGTGGTTCCGGTAATTGCGGGCGGCACGACAATGGCAGCAACATTTGTAGGAAAGGGTTGAACATGGCTTTTCGTCTTCCGAATCCCAACGCGACTCCCGTGCGCGTCCGCACCTCAATTTCGTCGGGCGACGTTCCTGTCGCCGCTGAGCTTGAGGAGGGGGAAATTGCCCTCAATTCCGCAGACGGCCGCGTGTTCTTCAAGAACCCGTCGGGTGAAGTTCAAAGCACCGAGGATGTTCCCACCGTCACCGCCCTCGGTGAAGAGGACACCACGGTCAACACCGACTGCTCACTCGGGACCATCTTCGATGTGACGCTCACAGGCAACGTCACGTTCGCCGCCCCGACGAATCCAGTTGACGGCATGACCGTTCGCTGGCGAGTTCGGCAGGATGGCGTCGGCAGCCGCACCGTGACCCTCAACGGGGTCTTCCGTATTCCTTCGTCTGGCACATCGCCGCTGGCGTGGAGTACCACTGCCTCGGCCATGGACGTTCTGGCGGCAACCTACAACGCCACTGACACCAAGTGGGACATCGTAGCCTTCGTACCGGGGTACTAATCAATGGCAACCAAATACTTCAACGACGCTGAAGCCAACGGCGACTGGAATGACGCTGGCAACTGGTGGCTGAATGACGATGGCACTGGGGCGACGACGATCCCGACGGCCAGTGATGATGCTGTTTTGCTGGCGAGCGTGTCGACAAATTCTGGCGATCCGGCGGTGTGCAATACACTGGCAATGCCAGATGCTGGCAATGTCGGTGGCTACATTGCAATCGAAGTAACCGCAACGAATGGGGCGACGTTTGGCGGCTCTGCTTATAACGCCACAGCCGTGAACGGCGGCGCGGTATTCAATGATACGTCATACAACCAAGGCACCGTGAACGGCGGCGCGGTATTCAATGATACGTCATACAACCAAGGCACCGTGGACGTCGGCGCAGTGTTCAATGATACGTCATACAACCAAGGCACCGTGAACGGCGGCGCGGTATTCAATGATACGTCATACCACTCCGGCGCCGTCACGTCTGGTGATGTCGTGTTCAACGATTCTTCGTTTGCTACCGCCAGTGCCAACCTCAACGGGGCGAACTCCGTGAGAATGGGCGTGCTCAATGCGAGACTCACGGTTGCCGACACGTTCCTGGGCGTTAGCGACCCTAGTGGTGTCATCATCCCGCAAGGCATCAACGGCTCATCCATCCTCGGCCTGCCATGACCCCCATCACCGACACTCTCTGCTGCCTGCTCTTCGCAGCCGGTGTCGCCGTGCTGGTGGCTGGGTGTATTGAGCAACCCACCTTCTGCGACCGCTGCCACAACTGCGGTGAGTATCTGGAGACAGCAGAGGCCTCGCATCGGCATTTCAAGGAGTCGCCATCATGCCGATGAACAACCGCTTGCTGGTGCCTCGCCAGACGCTCCACCCGGAGGCGGTGGCTTGGCGTGCGGCTGTCATTGCGAATGGCGGGACGGTGAGCGGCGCGACAATGAATGCGGTTTCGCGGTTCTGCCGGAGCATTGATGCGGCAGGGATTCGGGATCGCTTCTACCGGCTTAACCTATTTGCTGGCTCGGGGCTCACTGCGGCATTGGTGCCGCTTTATAGGGGGCCGGTGTTTGGCGGGGCGACGTTTGGGAATGCAACGGACACAAACAACGGTCCGTTTGTGAGCGGTGATTACACCGAAGCAACGGCACTCGGCGGCGGCGCTACAAAATGGCTCGGCACAGGACTGGCGGCCAACTTCGTCGCAAAGAGGCATCTGTCTGTGACGGTTCAGCAGAATTCGGCAGATGTGTTCAGGCGCGTTATCGGCATTGAGCCAGACCCGTCTAATTTCTTCGATATTTTCAGTATTACCGGTAGCAGCCCGGCGGGGACGTTCTACGGCCTTGCGGCCGATGCTGCTGCCCTTCGCAACACTGGAGCTGTTACCAACTACGCCTCTGCCGCAGGTGACTTATTGGCACTTTCGGTTGTGGGAACCACGGCGACTTTTTACGCGAACGCATCAGCGACAGCCAACGCCACGACGGTAAGCGACCCAGCGTCCACTAGAGAAATTGCCGTGTTTTCCGCAAGAACAGCCGCAGGGGCATTGACTGCAACCACCTCAAGGCTTTCATCATATTCCATCGGCGTCGGCCTTACTGCGGCGCAGGTGAACACTTACCAGGCAATCATAAGGCCGTTCCTGACATCTATCGGTAGGGCTGGCTCATGACACTCCCTCAACTTCTATCCGCCGACCTCGCTACGCTACGCCAGTATGCCCTGGTGTTCGACGCCTCGCTTGCCGGAGCCCTCGCCGCCAAGTGGCAGCAGCACGGCAACACAAACTGCGTGCCGATGCCGGTCACGCTCACGGATGGCCGCTACATGCTCAGTGCTGACGTTCTCAGCGAGGTGCATCCCGGCGGCTTGCTCCACGCCATGTGGGCCGCATCGGACTTGCAGGCGATCGCGGCTGGCACCGAGGTGATGCCATGGGCCGACGCCGTGGCGATGATCCCGGTGGAGGTGACGCCGTGAGCGAACACGAACAGGCACTGAGGCGGATTGCGGCGGAGTGCTACCCGCTTGCCACCCACGGCGATCCGTGCGAGTACGTCACGCACCTTGCCCAGCGGGTGCTGGCGGCAGTGCCTGCCGACCTGTTGCCAGCGACCAGTGCGGCGTTGCCGCAAGGCGAGCTGTGACCGCCATCGCTGCGGTCGATGCGGTCGTCGTTGTCTCGCCTACGGCGTAGGCGAAAAGCCGCGTAAATCGCGTTATTGCTGGTATGATTTGTGGCTACGGGACAATAGCCTAGTATGCCGTACTTCACCTTTTTTGACGCCGTAGAGAATCTGGTCATTGCCTCCTTTGGTGGAGCGCAAGACGCCGAGCAAAGAGATGTTCGCCAGGCCGTTCTTCGCGGCTACCAGGAAGTCTGCACGCTGCGAGACTGGTGGTGGTTTAGCACGCATTGCCGAATCATCACATCGGCTCCGTATTCCACGGGAACCATCACTTCGTCTGGGGTGACGGTCACGCTCACGGGCGGAACCTGGCCTTCGTGGGCTGCGACTGGTGCGTACCTCAAAGTCAACGATGAAATCTGCCGCGTTGCATCTCGCACATCCGGCTCGGTGATTGTCCTGGACTCCGTGCTGACGCTCAAGGCCGATGTGACTGACGAGTCGTACACGCTGTACCGCAGCGTCTACGCATTGCCTTCAGACTTCCGCAACCTAGATGTTCCGAGCGACGAGAACAACTCTAGTATGGGCTGCTACATCTCGCCAGATGAAGCCATGAAGCTGGATCGCATCTCGCCGACCTCTGGCGATCCATTTCACTGGACGATCATCAAAGACCCGGACTCCAATGGCTGGGCGATCAAGGTCTATGGCTACCCGTCCACAGTGCAGACTCTGGACTTCACCTATCGCCGCACTCCGCGAACCTTGCGGTACTCAGGCCACGAAGCAGTGGCTCGCACGGGAACGATTGCCCGTACCGGCAGTGCGGTTACTGGAACCAGTACTCTATTCACGGACGCGATGGTTGGGTCGATTCTTCGTGTTGGCGATACGTCTGCCGTTCCGGGGCCAATGGAGTCCCTGAACCCATGGGTTTCTGAGTCGCTTATTACGGATCGCGATTCCACGACAGCGATCACTGCGCCGTCCGGGACCATTGCGTCTGGCACATACTACCTCGTCACTGATCCGATTGACGTTGCGCCACACATGCACCAGGTTGTGCGTAGCGCCTCTGAGTATTGGCTTGCTAGGATTCGTGGCGGCAAGACCGAGGAGGCGTATTCGCTCTACCAGCGTGACATGCGGCTGGCGTTTGAGCAGGAGCAACTCGCCCCACTGTCGGGCCGGGCTCGCTACCTCTGGGCTGACGGCGGATGGACGATCCCCCTTGAATCAGATAGGGGTGTGTAATGATCGTCATAGGCAAATGGGATGGCCTGATTACAAACGCTTCTCCCTACTCGGTTCCGCCTTCTGCTGCTGTTACCCAGGTCAATCTTCAGTGTCTAATCCCTGGCGAGCTTCGCACAAGGCAGGGGCTTACGAGTGTTTCTTTCGCCACCCACACCGGAACCACGAGCCCAGTGATTCGTGCCGTACACTACCAAAACGGGACTGCCCCGAACATCGTCTACCACAACGCTCTTGGGCAGTTGTTTGTTGCTAAAGGGCCATCGTAATGCAACTCTCTGCCGGAACTGGCGTCACAATCCTGGGCGGGACCGCACCGATCTCCATGTTCAAGGGTCGGTTCAATGCTCTCTATGGCGTCAATGGCTACGGTCGCGGCTTTCGCTGGGATGGGGCAAAGACCTATGTTGATGCGCTCGGCATGGCTAAGCCCCAGCAACTTACCGCTCCAACAGCAAGCACAGCCTCCCAAGGCTTTGTTGCAGCCGTGCAGATTCTTGACGGCGGGGCTGGGTACTTTGCGCCCCCGACCGTGACGTTTACTGGTGGCGGCGCGACGACGCAGGCTGCTGGTGTTGCCATTATTCAGAACGGCCAGGTTGCTGGCATTCGGCTGACAAATGGCGGCGTTGGGTACGTTGCGAACCCCACGATTCAGTTTTCTGGAGGGCAGGGAACGAGCGCCGCATTTACGGTCAACTCAATTGGCCAGGTTGCCAGGCTCGTGGTCGTCAACTCTGGCACTGGTTACACCGGCACCCCGTCCATTGTGGTCGGAGGTTCTTATGGGCTGACTGGCCTAAATGCCGTCCCGATTGTTGATCTTGATACCGGCAAGCTCACTGGCGTCGATTTGCTGTACGGCGGCACAGGGGCAACGTCGAATGTCACTGTGTCGCTGACTGGTGGCGGCGCGACGACGCAAGGCTCGCTCTTGCCGATCATGTCGTATCGTGTTGATTCGGTGTCCATCGCTCACTCTGGGCAGAACTACTTCGCCTCGCCAATCGTGACCATTGTTCCGAACGCTGCGGACTTTGGCTCTGGCGGTGCGCTTGTCCGGGCAGAAGCAAGTACGGCAGGAAACTTGACGAGTGCAACTGTCTTGGCTGGTGGTGAATACAAGTTTCCTCCCACTGGCCGAATCGTAAATAGCCCGGCGATTGCGGTTGCTTCCACTCAGGCCAACCTCAAGGGCAAGTATCGCTGCGCCATTCGGTACATTGACGACACTTCGGTTGCTCAGGGCGGGCCGATCCCTTCGTCTATTAGCGACCTGAAAGAAGTGGACTGCGGCGACAACGGCAAGACTTCGATCACCTGGACATTCGACCACACTGGCGCCGACGCTAGGGCTGTTGCGTTTGAGCTTTGGCGCACCACGGCAGACCAGGCTGTTGCGTTGTATCGCGTGGCCAGAATCGATGCTGTTGCTGGCGTCCTTCCGACGACTGCTTTTGTGGACACGCTTTCAGATCGCGAATTACTGGAGCCATCCCGCAACACCACGCTCGGTGGCCACGAGAGCAAGTACGGATTCTTGCCAATCGTCCTTCCATCTGGACAAATCAACGCTCGCCGGTTTGGCGTCCCGCCGACGAACATGGCTGTCGGCTGCATGTTTCAGGATCGTGCGTGGTACTCTGCCAACACGGACGGCACGAAGCCAAACTCGCTCTACTTCTCTGAGATTGACGAGCCCGAGAGTGTTCACGAATCCAACGAACTCATTATCCAAGAGAACGTCGCCGACAGCGATGCCATCGTCGCCTTGATTCCGTTTGGATCGATGCTCTTGATCCCACAGCGGAGGCACACTTACCGGCTGACCTACGTTGCCCAGCCTGTCTTTGATGCGTCCATTCAGCTTGTGGCGTATCGCGGAATCATTAACTCCAGATGCTGGGATATGTTTGCTGGCGGCGTGTTCATCGCCGACGACTATGGCATGTATGCATTTGACGGCTCTCAGGAAGAGTCGATCTCGCAGGCAGTGGATAACTACTGGCGAGACGGGATCATCGACTTCTCCAAGAGTGCGAACTTCTACGTCCAGGTCAATCCGCAAGACCGCGTGGTCCGGTTCTATTTCTGCAAGTCCGGGGATGGGACGTACCCCAAGCGAGCCTTGTGCTTCTCGCTCGTGACGAAGGCGTGGTGGGAAGAGGAGTATGCCCAGGAGATGCCGTGCGGCGTGGTATCTGCGATTAACGGGCGGCAGGATGTGATCTACGGGAATGCGGCTGGCGGTTTCCTGAAGCAGTCGGGGCTCGTTGATGCTACGTCAGCAGGAACCACGGCTGTTGCGTACCAATACCGGACTCCTCCCTTGACTCTCGTGAACAGCAAGGCCGGTCCTCCTGGCCAGCCGCCGTCTGCAATTGATCCGATTTCTCGCTGCGTTTCGATCCTGTACACGCCAACAACCGCGTCCTGCCCAATCAGTGTTGGGTTGCACTACAACAACTCGCCGACCGCCCGCGCCAACGCCGTGGCGTCAAATCGCGGTGGTGGCTTTGTGACTGCCATGAACTCCACGGCGGCTACCCTGGACATGGCGGCAACCCGAAGCTCTCTTGGTGACGCGAACGGCAAGGCAACACTCTACATCTCGGGCCGGGCCGACGACCGCTCGGTGGGGGCCGATAGGCATGTGGCCATTGCCTTCTCTGGCACGCAGGCGGCACAGGCGAAAATTCACGCACTCACCGTTGAGGGAGTTGCCTAATGCTTACACGCGCCGCCCCAGGGATTGGCAGGTCACTCCAGGGCATCCTAAACCAAAACCAGATTTCAGCACTCCTCTCAACGGTTGGTCAGTGCGGGCAGGCCCTTGAGCATCGTGGCCCAATGACGGTTGCGCCAAGCAGGATGTCCGGCCTGTCACCTGAGTCTATTCCTGGCGGCGGTCGCTATCAGGGGAGTGATGGATACGGAGACGGCAGCGGGCCTGGCGGGCTTCCGTTCAATTCGACACCACCGCCGTCTTACGGTCCTGGGCCAAGCATCACCAACAACATCGGCCCATTCACTGGCGATAGCATCTACAACAACGGCGACTACATCTCTGGCGGGCCGACGATCAATCTGCCGCCGATACCAGCCAATCCCAATCCTGGCGATTCATGGGGTGGAGGATACACGCCGTGGACAAATGGGCAGAGTCCAGAATTCACTTCACCGCATGGCAACGGCGGACCAGGCTGGAACCCGACGTTCAATCACTACCTGTTCCCTCAGAACTACGACAATGACACGTTCATTGACATGCCTGGTGGCGGCGGTTTTCGTGGCGGCGACTGGAACAGCACCTACTACGGCGGGCCGAACTTCGATATGCGGACTGAGTTGACGCAGAACCTCAACCAGTATTTCGCCAACAATCACTACGCCGGGAATACCTTCAACATTGAAGGCAACACCAGCACGACGAATCTGTTTGCTGGCGACACCTACACGAACCACATGCACACGAGCAACATTGACGCCCGTGTGTTCAACGGTGACACGATCATTAATGGACCTTCCGGTCGCCAGGGAAGCCGAGGGCTTGATGGCTCTCCTGGGGCCGCTGGCAAGGATGGCGAGAATGGCATTCCGGGAGCCCAGGGGCCTCCGGGTGGAATCTTCTGGTTTCCTGCAAACTTTGGCCCTGTCATCAACCAGCACATCGACAATCGCGTTTTTAACAACAACCCCGGAAATCAAGGCGGCATGGACCCTGTGGCCAGGCGGGTGGCAGGGCTGGCGTACCAGGGGCTTAGGAGGCTTTCTCTGGCCCTCAAGAATCTGAAGCTCACGCCGGATGTTGTGACGAGCGCTACGTTTGACCCGAACACATGCGCCTTGACCACCACGACCGAGAAGATTGTCCACAACATGGCGGCCATTGTCCCGGATTTGCCAGCAACGGCCTGAAAATTCGCCAGTTTCCACCAGGCCCAGTTTGGGACAATAGTCCTGTAGGAGCATTGCATGACTCAAATCCCAGCTTACCCGTCGTGGCTTAGTGGCAATCCAGCGGCTTGGGGTCCAGCGATGGACGCCTACAGTTCGCATGTGGCCGGGCTCGTCGGCATCAATAACGCCAACCAGGCCACCCAGCAGTCGCGACTCCAGGGACAGGCCGGGATTCTGGATACGCTCTACAAGCAGCCTGGAATGTTTGCCAATGCCATTGGCGGCAACGCGGCTGGGCAGTACCAGGCGGCTGGCCAGATTGGCGGGGCGATGGCCAATGCCATGGGCGGGGCAATGAACTCTTTTGCTCAGGCTCCCGTTGGCTTTGCTCAGTCGCTCGCTGACATTTATCGTTCAAGCACGACCTCAGATGCTATGCGAGGATCAAGTCTCGCGCAGCTTGGTGGTGCTTACAGCGATCTCGCTCAGGCTCAAGCAAACGAGCGAGGCAATCTCTACGGCGCCAACGCCATGGCCGAGGCCGCCCGTCAGCACGGCGCTTCGCAGATGTATGGGCAGGGCCTTGCCTCTTTCGGAAGCGCCTCTAGTGCAGCGCAGCAGGCTCAAGCCATGCAGACTGCTGGCTACATGAAGGCCCTGTCGGACATGCAGGCTGCAAACCAGGCGGCCGGAAGCTCTCTCGGTCAATCGGGGCTCAATGCTCAGGGGCTTGCGAGTAACGCTGGCCTTCAGGCAAAGGGCCAGCTTGGCTCGTCGGCTTTTGGTGCGATGGGCGGTATTGGCCAGTCCGGGCTTCAGTCGGCTGGGCTGACCAACACGGCTGGACTTCAGGGCATGAGTGAAGCCTCACGCGCAATGATGGACGCGATGGGCAACACCAATGTCGCTGGCCTTCAGTCGCAAGGCATTGTAGGCCAAGGCGTCACCAATTCGCTTGGGGCAACATCGCAGGCCGGGCTCCAGGCCATGGGGAATATGGGGTCCAATGGGCTCCAGGCTTCAGGCATGCTCGGCCAGGCTGGTCTTACGGCGAAGGGTGCAGCAGCCCAGGCTCGCCAAGCTGGCATGAGCGGAACATCGCAGGCCGGTCTTAGCGCCATGGGCGGGGCTGCGAACGCTGGCATGAATGCAATGGGGGCTACGCAGCAGGCTGGCCTCAACGCCATGAACGGCGCATCTCAGGCCGGGCTTTCTGCGATGGGCGGATCGTCCCAGGCTGGCCTTCAGGCTGCTGGCCTTACTAACCAGGCTGGTCTTGCGAACGTGGGCCAAATCGCCCGTGGAGCCCTTGACTCCAACGCCCTCCTTGGACAGGCAGCTATTGGTGCCTCCGGGAATCTCGGCCGTGCTGGCATGGTTTCTGGTGCCTTGAGCGGCATGGGCGGCAGCGGCGCATTCAATGCAACTGGCGTCAATGGTCCGATTGCAAGCGGCTGGGGACTGGGTGGCGGCGGGCTCAACTTCAACTTCAACGGCGGCACCAACTATGGCCAATACGGCGCTGACCTTGCCGCAATGGCGAACAACGCCATGGATCGTGTGGCCGGTCATGCGAACTCGGGGTACGGCAACAACACTGCTACTCTCGGGCAGACCCTCGGCCAGCTTGGCGGGATGAACTCTGGGAACCTTGGCCAGATTGAAAGTTCGATGGCTGGCCGCATGGGCGACATCGCCAATCAGACTGGCCTTGGCACTAGTGCGATTGACAGCCGCCTTGGCAGCACTCTTGGCTCAATCGACGGCAGCACTCGCGGGCTTCTCGGTATGCTTTCCGCTGACGCCGACCGAGACATGGGCAGCATCGGCGGCTCCATGACGAGCGGCATGGGCGCCATTGCCAATCAAGCCTCCACCGGAATGGGCTCCATCGGCAGTAAGATGGGCAGCGCGATGGACCGCATTGGATCAATCGGCCAGGGCCTTCTCGGCGGCATTGACGACAGCATGGCGAGGCAGACCGGGGAGCTTGCATCTTCTGGTCGGGGGCTTGTGTCTCAGATTGGAAGTTCCGCTGACGCCAAGCGTGCTGCCATCGAATCCCAGACCACCGGGCTCATGAACAACGTCGGCAGCCGACTTGACTCGTCCCTTGCGGATGTAGGCAACACCACTCGCGGCGACATGGATCGCATCGGGTTGCAGACTTCCTCACTGCTCTCGCAGTTGAATGACCAAGACGCCACGGCTCGGGGCCAGCTTGAGCGAGGATTCCAGTCGCAAGCCGGTGTCCCGCAGTCGATGCTCGGTCAGACGCTGACCGGCCTCAATGGGATGCTGTCCAGCGGACGCAGTGCCATGGATGATGGCATGAATCAGTTCTACAGCGCGCAGCTGAACCCGCAGAACTGGGCCAACTTCGACCGTGACCGAGAGGCACTGAACGCTCTGGCTGGTTCCATTCAGGGCGGCTCGTCGTCTGATCCAAGCCAGGCTTACGGTCAACTCAACTCGCTCTGGAACTCCAGCCTTGGGAACCAGAACTTCTACGACCAAGTGGGCGGGATGCTGTCGCCAGTGTCTGGCCTGGTTGGAGATATTTTCCGGCAGGGGGACAAGACTGCTGGCCAGATTGGCGGGCTGTTTGATAGCACGATTCGTCAGACTGGCCTCTTTGGCCCGAACGCTGACATCTCCCACTGGGTCGGTAAGCCCAAGCCTTCTTCTCAAATCATTCGTGTCGGCATGCGGCCAGCGGGTCCATCTTACGCAGCGTAAAAGTAGTCCATGCTCAACTACCAGACAGAACTCGCTAACCGGCCGCCAGTCTCGCCGTACACGCAAAGGCAGCGTATGGCTGCGATGCAGTCGTATGCCCCTGAAAACGATGCTGCGTCCGATGTGTTCAATGTCAGCCTGAATCTTCCTGTTTATCAGCGCGAGGCTGAGAACGCGAACCTCAACTATCAGATGCAGAACCAGGGTCTTCAGCGTGGCTTGGCGTTGTCTGGGTTGCAGACGGTTGGCAGCCAGAACTCGGCGTACATGAACACGGTTGGCTCTCTGCTTGGGGGGCTGCTGCGATGAATGGCATCACGTTCTACAAGCCAGAAGTTCCGACGTACGACTATCAGTACGGCCCGGCCATCTTCAATCAGAACATGGCCCAAGGCAAAGCCGCTGGCGATCAGCGATGGCAGGAAAAGCAACTTGATCGTCCGGGCATGTCTCGTGGCGGCGCTCAGAAACAGCAGGCTGCGATCCAGGGTGCTGACGCTACTGCCAAGGGCATTGCTCAAGCGTATAGCCAGCAGACTCAGGATGACGCTGGCATTGCGGGCATGGCGATGCAGTCACAGGCAGACCAGGAACGTATGGCTCAGGCTTTGGCGTCCCTTCAGTTTCAGCAGCAGAACCAATACCTCGGACTACTCTCAGGACTTCTCTAATGGCTAAGTCAGTCGCTCTTGATCTTGAAGACCTTTCGCCCAAAGCCCTTCGTAAACTGGTGAAGCAGCTTCTCCAGGCAGACGATGACGGCGAGCAGGCTTTGGTGGACAAGATTCTCAAAGGCGAGAAGAATGACCTGGCCGACCTCCACGAAGAGGGGCATGGCAAGCCTCGCGAAGTAGAGGTTACTGAGTGCGATCTCCCAAAGAAGAAGGGTAAGAAGTAATGGCAACCCCCGATGGGCTCAACAATCTCGGTCGCGTAGGGCGGGCTGCCAAGAAAGGTGCCAGCGTTCTTGACGCATTGATGGCCGATCCGGCCATGGCCAGGCAGTTGGAGCGAGTCGCTGCGTTGGACAGGGCTCTCGCCAATCCGGCTGTGCGTGCATCTTTGCCGCAGGTACAAGAGGGCTTGATCGCCAACGAAGACACGATGCGGACGCTCAACTGGGAGCGGCCACTACTGGGGGCTCAGGTCTTCGACTCAAACCCCAGGGCCATCGCGATTGCCAGCAAGCTCACCCAGAAGTACGGCCCTGAGATCCCCCCCGGCCCAGACGCAGGTATCGACCGCTCGTGGAGGGAGTGGCCTGGCGTGTACCTGAGCCCGGATCAGCTTGACGCCATGAAGGTGGACGTTGCCGCCGCGACCGGCTCTCTCCCGGCCATTGAGTACAAGGGTCCAATCGGCCCCGGCCTCATGGATAGCGGCGACCTCATTCCTGCCGGTCCCCCATTCCGTGACCCTCGCCGCCTTGGAACTTCTGCCCCGTCTCTCGTGGATGAGGTTGATGAGTTTGGCGAAACACTGAACCTTCCCGGCCCCGGCCAGCGAAGGATCGGCACCACTGCGGCAGGCCAGCCAGACCTTCCGAGGCTTGGCTACGACCCGTCCCTCAATGCAGACCTTGCGATGCCTCCTCGCGATCCGATGGCGCAGCCGACTCCGGTCAGTGCCGCCGACGATCCAGACCTTGTGCAGAACTCTATCCGAGAGAGTGCGCCGTGGCTTGAGGACGCACTTCCGCGAGCCTCAACTCTTCCTGAAGGGCCGACTATCGCCAGCCGTGTCGCGGACTTCCGTGACGCTATCTACGGCAACCCAGGTCGGGTGGCCGCTGGCGCTGCTGGGCTTGGAGCCTTGAGCCTCGCCGGACAGGCTATCATGGACTCGTTCACTGCCTCCCATCCGAACGCCATGTTCGATGAAGGGAACCTGGCGGCCATCGACTCGGCTCCACGACCAGGCGAAGATCCCGTGGACATGGATCCATTCCCGGTCCCATACGACACCACTCGCGACCCCATGAGTGCTGCTCTTGCAGGGGTTGGCGACACCCCGCTGGACATCGGCGAGATGGACGCCATGGAGGATATGGCTGGCCAGGCCAGTGTTGAAGAACCCATCTCCGCAGCAGACCTCACTGCCGACATGAAGGGCTCGCTCCCGCACCAGGGCGGCGAGTTGATGAACACCAACTACGGCTACCTGCGAAGAGAAGCCCGACGAAAGGCTCGCGAGCTTGGGGGGCAACTCTCCGAGCAGGAAGTGTTTCGCCTGTTGACCGAGAATGGCCAAAGCGATGGTGGCCAGTACAACCAGGACATGATTCGGAATAATCGTGCTGGGCTTATGTCCATGATCAATCAGGCCAAGGACCAAGACCTTGCTGCACGCAAGCAGCGAGTGAAGGAATATGGCATGGCTCGCGGTCTTGGCATGAGCCGCGCGGACTACGACATGTACAGCAAGCTGTCTCCTGAGCAGCGGCAGCGGGTTGCCGAGCAGCACTTCACTCCCCGTGAGTGGTCGCAGGAGCAGACGCGGCATGGCTATCGCATGACCAGCCGTCCGTCCCATGCCCCCGTTGATCCCTCCGCTGGCAATATCCGCGTGGCTGAGATCAATGCTGGAGCCAGGGAGTCGGAAGCGAGCGCTCTCCTAGGGGAATCACGCCGTCAGTTCGATGCCCAGAATCAACTTGTTCAGCTTGACCGCGAAGCAAAGCTGATGGAAGCAAGGACGAACGCTCGTGCTATTGAGTTGCGATTGGCTGGCTTTGGCCGAGAACAGGCTAGGCTCCAGGCTGAAAGCGAAGCCAGGATTGCCGCCGCCAACGCCGAGCGTGCAAGGCATGAGGCTGCTGGTGTCGCTGCTGGTCAGCCAACTCCTGAGTCCATTGCTCTCGGGCAAAGGGATGAGGCAACTCGCATGGCAAGATATGCCGAGGCGTATGATGCTGCCAAGGACGCTCGCGATAAGACAAGCTGGGGTTTTGGGCTGAGCCCAGAGGAAAAGAAAGCGGCCGTTGACGAGGTTCTCGGTCGCTATCCAGACGTAGACGGCAATGCCATTCGCTCCGCGCTCGGAGTCTGATCCATGTCCTCCCCGTTGATGGACTACTACGGCGGGGTAGATCCGCTTGACTCATTGATCCCTGAGTTCGATGAGTACGGCAGGCGTGTTCGCAAGAAGCCCGGCCTTGCGGATCTCATGCCCGAGGAGGAAAGGAAGTCCCTTCTTGCCCAGGTTGCCGGGGCCTCGGCCTCTGGTATGGCAGGGCTCGGGTGGATTCTGGACACCCCAGGGGCGATGGTGCGAGGGCTCCTGTCAGGAGGCCCAGGAAAGGCCCTCTCGTCGCTTGTGGAGACAGCAGACGAACGGGTGGATGGGCGGGAGCTTCTGAGGCAATACGGCCTCGTAGGCGACGACAACAACTGGGGCAACTGGATTGGCGGCCTGGCTGGTGAGATTGCCCTAGACCCCCTAACCTACCTCAACCCGCTGGCCATCCTGGGTCGTGGTGCGACACGGGCTCCCGCTCGCGTTGCCCAGAAGGCCGGGCTGCTGGATGACTTCGCCCTCAAGGCCAGGAAGGCAGGCGTCGGGCCTCGCGAGGCGTTCCTGACTCGCACGCCCAACGACCTTATTGACGACATCGCCAGAGACGCAGAGGACAAGTGGCTGTCTGCGATCCCTGAATCCACACCCCCACCTGGATCTCCGTTCTCGTCGGTGCCGCTGGAGGATGTCACACTTGACGCCCTGCCTGAGTCGGTTCGTCACCAAGCCTTTGGTTCGTCGCTGGCCCGCGCCCGCAAGCTGGAGATGGACGAGGCTGATTTCCTGTCGCAGTACACGCCGCAGGATCTCATCAGCCAGGCTCGCGAAGATGCACTGTCCAACTTCACCCGCGCCGCCCAAGGTTCCGGGCTAGATGCTGACTCCCTCCTGGATCAGACGCTGGGTGCCGTGATGGAGGCCCGCATTCCTGGTATGAAGACCGGGCTTCCGATCCTCACGGGCGAGGCTGGCCGCCCGATTGCACGAGCATTCGACAAGCTCGGCGAAGGACTTGCCTCCAATAGGTACACCGGCCCGCTGGCGACTCGTGCTATTGCGGCATTTGACCCCACAGTCATGGGGCAGACCGACCGTGCAGATCAGTGGCTTGCCCGCGAGGCGTTCGCCAATCAGAAGAAGGCAATGGGCGATGCCCGCGAGGAACTGGCCCGTGAGGTCTACCGTGCATCGGATGGCGTGACAGGAGAGTTGGGCGGCGAGGCCGTCAACTTCAACAGCCAGCGTGTGCAGAACGCCATTGCCGACATGATCGAAGCCGGGATGGATCCGGCCAACATTGCCAACATCACAGACCAGAGTGCTGTGGATCTGGTGATGAACACCCCGGCATGGCGTGACTTCGCCGACTGGTCGCACCGCCGCAACCTTGAGTCTCTCCGCAACCGAGAGGCCGCAGGGCTCAACGCCGCGTCCTTTGGTAGCAATGAAGGCACGAGCTACCTGGCCCGCCAGGTGAAGAGGTTTGCCACTGAAGAAGCTCCTGTCATTCCGAACCGCGATCCTCGCAAGAAGATTCCGTATGAACGAGGCGAGCGGCTGTTCTCTCTTGACGATCTCGTTGGCAAGGGCCGACGCGAGTACACCGACATCGTTCGCCCACGGGAAACCTTCCGCCGCCTCCTCACGGACCCGCAGGTGGAGGGGCTGCAACAAAGGCTGATCGAAGCTGCACCAGCAGACACTCCTGCGATCATCGACCAGGCGTTTGCAAGCCTCGGCCTTGAGGCCCCATATCAGAACATCCGGCACGAGGGCCAAACCATTGACTCCCTCATGGGGGCTCTTGCCACGCCGGACATTGACGAGCCAGCCAAACTTCAATCCGCACTGGATCTCCTGACGGGCAAGCAACGCCAACTCAAGACGGAGCTTGGCGACCTGCTCAGGCAGGCCGACCTCCAGCACGCCCAGGAAGGCATTGGCCTGTTCGACAACAGCGTGGTTAGCGACATGGCTCGCTCCATGCTTGGCGAGGCCAGGTCTGTTGGTGCGGCCGATATGCTGCGCGACAGGCTTGCCGCTGCTGCCCGGCCGCAGCTTGCCGACATGATTGAGGGCGGTGGCTACGTCCCGATGGACCAAGCCCTCAAGGACATTGGCTTCAACAAGAATCGCTTTGAGGAACTGACTGGCATGGATGTGGCTCGCCACTCCATCTCGGAATCCGAACTCAACGCCCTCAAGAAGGTTGCCCCACAGCAAGCGCTGAACAAGGACAACCCGCTGACCAGGCTGTACGACAGCTACACAAGCTCGTTCAAGGTCGGTGCGCTTGCGTCTCCCGCGTACCACTTCCGCAACCTGTACTCAGGCCTGCTGTCCACGATGATGAACACGGACGAGGGTGGGCTCAAGGCTCTCCCTGGTCGCGTGGCCGACTGGTGGGCTGGCATGCGGGCCGGGAGCGGCAACTACAACGCCATCGCCAAGCGGCTTGCCAAAGCCCCTGGCTATGAGGGCCTGGACACCAAGCAGCGGATCGACAAGTTCCTCATGGAGTCTGGTCGTCACGACCTTGGGCAGGGCTTCATCAATGAGGGGGCTGACACCAGAGCATTCATTGTTGGGCAGGGCGACCAGACTAGGCCGAAGCTCTACGACAAAGACCGTTCGTGGATGGACTGGCTGACCGTTCGCGGAGTTGACTTTGCTGGCATCGCTAAAGAACGCGCTGCCCCGAAGGAGACCCTCAACCCGCTGCTGCAATGGAACGAGCGACTTGGCAAGCGAGTGGAAGACGCCAATCGCGTAGGCACCTACCTCGGTGAGATTCGCCGTGGTGCCGTGCCAGATGCCGCTGCTGCCAAAGTGGCCAAGACGCAGATCGACTACAGTCCAGCCGCATTCACGGAGTTTGAGCGGAAGCTGAAGCGGTTCATCCCCTTCTACTCCTACCCCCGTGGCATCATTCCTTCGGTGGTAGAGAACATCCTTGAGCGGCCTGGTGCATTGCAGGGCCGGACGATTCGGGCAATCTCCAACGCATCACGCCCGAACGAGGACACCTTCCTTCCAGAGCATCTCCGCAAGTCAGCGGCTATCCAAATCCCAGGTGCGGCAGGGAGTGACCCGAACCTTGCCAACGTCATCAGCGGCATCACCATGCCCTATGACCCAGTGAATCTCATCTCTCCTGGCATCGGCGGCACGCTGTACGAGAAGGTCACTGACGCACTCCAGAAGACCGGGATGAACTTTGCTGGGATGCTGAACCCCGCAGTCAAGGCGCCGCTTGAGTTGCTGCTGGACCGCCAGCTTTACTCGGGCCGTGAACTCAGCGACACCTACTCCATGCTTGAGGACAAGGCGGGGCTCGGAACCTTAGGCCGCCATATAGAGCAACTGCTCGTGAACGTTCCAGGGGGTGGCCAGGCTGCCGGTATCGTTCGCACTGCTATTGACGAGCGACTGTCGCCGATGGAGCGAGCGCAGAAGCTCATCGCCAACAAGCTCGTGGGCGCTGGGCTACGCACGATTGATCGCAACAAGGCTATGGAGCATGCGGCCCGTGACACCTACGCAGAACTTCTTCGCACAGTGCCTGGCGTCCAAAGCTACGAGACGCTCAACGTGCCGGAAGAGGCTCTCGCACGGCTCTCTGAAGATCAACGTAGGCAGTACATGCACTACCGGATCATGCAGGCTGAGGCATCTAAGCGGGCTAGGGAACGCAAAAAAGCCGAGCGTGACCCGCTGGAAGTTTTTTTTGGGAAAGCCCTCTTGACACCCTGACCGCCATCGCTACTATCTCCCTCGTCATTCATGTCACGGATGGCGTTGGCCCCACGGATGGGGCTTCTTTATGAGGGTGAAGCGATGATTGATTACGCGACCTGCGAACTGCCCCGACTGGTCACGGGGATGTCGATGTACGAGTACCTCAACATCCCCCTGCCTTCCCGGTCTTACCTGACCGCTGTGAAGATGGGTGGCGGTGAGGTGCAGCGGTGGCTGGACGCTGGCAAGCGGCTCCGGGCTGACACAAAAAGCACAAGTATCGGCACAGCGTTTGACGACATTGTTATGAACATCCTCTCCGGGAAGTCGTTCGATGACTCTGTTGTGGTCCCGCCAGTCGATGTGTTGGCCAAGAACGGGGCCAGGTCGGGCAACGCCTACAAGGAATGGGCCGCAGAGCAGAAGGGCATCATCGTCAGTGAGTCAGAGAAGGAAGTTTTTGAGACGATGCTTGACCATATGTACGAGAACCCCGCTGCCCGCTATCTCTTGGACAATACCGTGTCAACACAGGACGTAGGCTTGTATGAGCTTGGCGGCTTGCGAATGAAGTACCGCCCGGACGGCGTGACCAGGGAGCTTGTGTGGGATCTCAAGACAACGAGCAAGTCATTCAGTGACCTAGCCAGGTCAGTCCTGTCTTATGGATATGCGGAGCAGGACTTCATCTACCAGCACGCCGCTGCTGCGGTGCAGGGTCTTGTGGACTTTGCGATGCCATTCGTCTTTGTCCAGACCATGCCGCCGTACGCTTGCAGGGTACACACGCTCCCGCAAGATTTCGTACAGGGGGTAGGCGCACAACTCATGAGCGTGATCGAAGATGTTGTCTTGCGGCAGCAGACGGGGGAGTACCTTCCGCCTGCATCGGAGACTATCACTGAGCTTGCCTTGCCGCAGTGGGCTCTGAACTTGGAGGGGGTCGTAGACCTTGAGGGTGATGAATGACCATAACGAAGTCCTTGGGCCGAGCGGTACTGGCACAACGGCAAAGCTGACGGCAGCTTTGGGTGCTGCACAGCTTGAGTTCAAGACTGCCGGTTTTGATAGCAAGAACGATCACTTCCGCAGCAAGTACGCCTCATTCCAGTCGTGCTGCCTTGCGGTTCGTGAAGCTCTTGTGAAGCACGGCATGGCCCTGCCTGACTACCGGACGGGCGTGCTGCCGAATGGCGATTGGGTGATGATCGGTACGCTGAGGCACATGAGCGGGGAGTACATCTCGGCCATGGCCCCGCTGTACATGGGCAAGAAGCATATGCAGGAGTTCGGGTCCGCTTGCACCTATGCCAAGCGTACTCTCCTCATGGCCTTGACTGGTGCGTTCAGCGGCGAACCTGACGACGATGGCAACGGGCTTGGCGAACACAAGGACCGGGCGGAACCGGAGCCGAAGCCTGCTTCCAAGTCCATGCAGGTTGCGGAAGACATGGAAAAGGAGTTGGCCTACGAGGCTGCGGCCAAGGAGGCTATTGTCAGTGCCGAGGATGCTGAGGCTGCGGCCAAGTTCCTGGCTAAGGTGAAGCTCCGTGCCAAGGAGAAGGCCATTACCCCTGGCGTCTACAAGCGGTGCGAGGCCGAGTACAAGAAGAAGTGGGAGGCCGAGGATGCAGGGTAATGCAGACAGAGCATTCGTTGAGCTTGCCCAGGACTTGCGTTCGTTTGTTCAGATAGCCACGGTCATGGTCCGTGAGGAGATTGACCGCAGGCGACGGTATGATGAAGCGTTGAAAGAGTTTGTTTCCCTAAAGAAGGAGGGTGAGTGATGGGTTATCAGAAGTACATTGCGATGGGTAACGTGACCAAGGATCCCGAGGTTCACGAAACCAAGGGCGGCAAGACGCTGGCGAAGTTCAGCATTGCCATCAATGGTTACGACGACAAGGTGACGTTTATGGATGTGGTCTGGTGGGAGCCGAAGGGCGGCCTGGACTACATCTCCAAGGGAACTCCCGTCCTCATCGAAGGGGAACTGGAGAACCAGTCGTGGGAAAAGGATGGTGTCACTCACCGGCGCACGGTAGTCAACACGCGATGCGTGAAGCTGTGCGGCAAGGGTGGCGGTGACAAGCCCAAGAAGGCACCGTCCCGCGACGACGACTTTGGTGACTTTGACTGAGCGGTCCACCCTCCCGCCAGTCCGCGAAAGCCAGCGACATTAGGCTTGACGCCCCGGAGAGACGGGGGTTTTTCTAACGGCTGCCTTCAGCAGATCGCAGCCAATGGAGTATCAATGATGACAGACGCTGCTAGGAGTCGGCTGCAAGGCTTTGTTAGGGCTTTTGTGCGGCTCTGTAAATTCTGGAACGACGAGGCGATGCTCTTCGGGGTGTTGGTCGTTGTGGTCGGCTTTGGCGTTGCCTGGAGCGTTCACGTTTTTGATCGCGACATGCGAGCGATACGAGCGGAGAGAGATGCCGCGATAATGGCGGCGACCGAGGAGTGCCACCTGCGGATGATTGAGGCGATTGCGAGGCTGCGAGAACTGGAGGACAAATGACTTTCGACGAATGGTATGAGAGCGAGCCGGGGCTGAAATACTACGGCGGCGAATACATCGGCTAATTGCCGCAAAGTCTGCGGCGAATGCACGGCCCCATCTTCTAATGGTTAGGAAATCGGATTTTCGTTCCGAGAGTCGGGGTTCGACTCCCCGTGGGGCTGCTTGGTTTCCTGTTTTCTAACGGCTGCCTTCAGCAGATCGCAGCCAAAGGACGAACCATGAGAAAAGACGCCGACGCGATTCTGCTGCAAGGCTTTGTTAGGCGTTTCACATAGGAGGTAGACGATGGACAACCGGATATGGAAATACACTCTGGCAATCACCGACACGCAGGACATTGAGATGCCGTCGGGCGCCAGGATATTGAGCGTTGCCAACCAGAACGGCGAGCTATGCCTGTGGGCTTTGGTGCCTACAGCGAACGCGACAAAGACGCGTTGCATTGAGATCATCGGGACCGGCAATCCGATCAGTCCAAACCATGAGGCGTCTCGGCGTTTTATCGGAACAGCCGTCATCAATCCATTCGTGTGGCATGTGTTTGAGTGGGTTCATGATTCCGACCTTCCGGCCTTCGCCTAACTACCTATTAGTCCCGGTTGCCCGCCGATAAGCCGCTTTCGGCCACTTAGCACCGGGTTGCGGTGGCACTTAGCAGCGACTTAGCACCCAGATTACGGAACCTACATGAAGCCACGCGATTACCAAGAATCGAACATCGACCAGCACCTCTTGGAGATGGAGCTAGGCACGAAGGCCACACTATCCGGCATCTTCACTGGGGCTGGCAAGACGGTCATCTTCACGGAGCTTGCTCGCCGTGTGCTTGAGCAGACCGGGGGCCGCACTCTCATTATGACCCCGCTGCGGGAGTTGACCTGGCAGGCAGTAGACAAGGTGCGGGAGGTGATCGGCCTTGATCCAGGAGTGGAGATGGCAGAGTACCGCGTGCATCACGACGAATGGTTTAGCCCGTCCGTTGTGGTTGCATCCAAGCAGACCCTCATTCGCGGGCGGTACAAGAAGTTCAAGGACATCCGGCTTGTGATTGTGGACGAGGCACACATGCAGTTCACTGAGCCGTGCATGGAGATGTTTCGCTGGTTCAACGACCACGGGGCCATGGTTGCAGGGTTCACCGCCACGCCATTCCTCATGGATGGCCGCGCCATGAAGGACTACTACGAGCCGCTGTGCAACCTTGACATTCACTGGGCCATCGCTAACGGCTGGGCGGTGCCGCCGAAGTGCAAGCTCGCCAGGGTGGAAAGCCTTGATCTGTCTGAGGTGAAGGTGCAGGGCGGTGACTTCAACCAGCAGCAACTCCAAGCTGCCATTGAGAAGGAAGCCAACCTCCACCGCATTGCCCTCATCACAAGCCAGGAGGCACTGGGTCCGACTGTGGTGTTCACGCCATCGGTAGCGTCGGCCAAGGGGGTCGCCCACTACCTCGCCAACAACTACGGGGTCAAGGCCGAGGTGGTGTGGGGAACCCAGCCCGAGGAGGAGAGGCAGGTAGCCATTCAGAAGTTCAAGTCTGGTGAGTCTACTGTTCTTGTGAACTGTGCTGTGGTGGCGGTTGGGTTCGATCACCCGAAGATTCGCACCATGATCCTTGCCAGGCCCACTCGCTCTCGCAGCTTCTGGCTCCAGTGTGTGGGCCGTGCGACCCGCCCGCTTGCCGGGACAGTGGACTTCGACGGGTCCACTCCAGAGTCCCGCATCGCAGCCATCGCCGCCAGCGGGAAGCCAGACTTCCAGATCATCGACTGCACTGACGCCTCCTTGGATCACCGGCTCGTGACCGCTGTGGATATGTTCGTCAGCGACACTAAGCCTGGCATCCGAGAGGCAGTGAAGAAGCAAATGGCCGAGGCCGGTGAGCCTCTCACGCAGGCCGAGATGGACGCACTCGCCCAGCAAGAGCTTGAGCGACGAATGATTGCCGAGGAAATACAACGTCGCCGCGAGATGATGACGGGCCGGGCGAGGGGCAACGTCACGAGCGAGAGTTTTGAACTTGACGCCAACGGCAAGCGGAGTGTAGGAACATACCGCAATCCACTGCGCGGCAAGTACGGCGGCGTGGAAATGTCCAAGCTCCCTCCTTGGTATCTGGAGTGGGGGGCTGGTAACACAACCCTGAAACCGTGGATCAGATCCACCTTTAGAAAGGAGCAGGATCGTCGTGCCAAACACAGACGGGCTCTTGCCTGAGACAGTCGATGAGATAGTCGTTACGTTCGATGTGGCTCATGCATTCCCGACAACCTTCCTCCCAGTAGAAAAGAAGAATGGATTCTTCAAAAGACTGTGGCTTCGTATTGCGTCATGCTTTGGCCCACGCCGACGAGATTCATCGTCGTTGCATTGTGAACAGGGAGGGGATCGGAAACGTCGCAAGGAAGATGAAGCTGGATCGTGACCAGCTTCGCGGCGTAGTTTCCCTGTTGTCTGCCCTCGGATGGGTTCCATCTAAGGAGCGACTTGCCCTTGTCGCCATGATCGACATTGGCCTGGACAACGAGGACATCGCTGAGATGTTCGGTGAGTCCGAGGACTGGGTGTTTGAGATCAAGATGAACGCAGGGCGGCTCCGCATCCAGGAGCCCATCCCGCTTTACCTTGAGAAGCTGCGTGGCTGGCACACACCCGAAGACCCATCGCCCTTGGAGATCCAGTATGAGTGCGAGCGTATCCGATCTAACTGGGATGGCCCTCCAAGATTTTGCGGCACCATCTGGGAGCTATGTTCCATCCGTTCGTTCTCGTGGGACGGCAGGTTCCGTGCGTTCTTTTCAATCATCCCTGACTGCGGGCCATCAGACTGAAAGCCGCTGGGTTCATAATCAGCAGGAGGCCGGGCTATGCGTGTTCGATGGCGTGAAGATCGTTGCGGAAAACCACTGCAAGTACCGGGACCACACCGACGCCCCGGACGCAGCGGCATTGGTGGCTATCGAAATCAAGGAGCGGTCGCTGCGGTTCACCTGCCCGGAAGACTATCCCTACGACCGCGTGTTTGTGGACGATTTGCGGGGGCTGCGGCGAGAGGGATTCACGAAGTTCGCCTACGTCTTTCTTTCAAAGCCAACCGGCCAATGGGTGTGGCTCTGCACGTTAGACCGGGACGAGACATGGCGAGAAGAGGAAACGCGAGACAATACCCGAGGCCACGCCATGGGGATCCTGACCGCACCGAAGTCGCACCTCCGACCCTGTTCGACTCTCTCGTCGGTGCTATTGCCTCAGTCATTTCTGAAATACGTTCAAGGGGTATCTGAGTGAAGCCGAACGAAGCCATCCTGTTTGGCAAGCTCTCTATCCTCTGGCCGAAGTGTGCCGTGTGCCATTCACCAGGAGGATGGAGGGGGTTGCAGTTCCATCATCTTGTTGGCGCGGCTGGCCGCAAGCATGACCGCAGGAATCTCTTGCGTCTATGTGGTGACTGCCACGACACACTGCACTTCGGCCCACCGAACGGAGTGCCAGACCTCACCAAGGGTATGCTCCTTACGGTGAAGCAGGAGGTAGACCCAAAGAACTATGACCCCGAGTTTCTTGCCAGTCTTGTCAGGAAGAAGTGGCTAGGATATGATCCCGAGCCGCTGGCCGATTACTACATACAGAGGAGGGTGCGATGAGTCAGGTGTGCAAGACATGCGTGTTCTGGTGGCCGAAGGCTGGCAAGGAGCCTGGTTCAACCGGCAAGTGCAACCGATGGACTGTGCCAGGGAATGAGTACCGCACCGAGCCATACGCAACTTGTGGGTGCTGGAGCGAGACGAACCGCGTTGAGGAAAAGCCATCCCAGCCAGTCGCGGAGATTGATCTGGTAAAGCAACTTGGTCAGGCGAGCTTTGAACTGAAGGTTGAGCAGGCAACCAACAAGTCGCTGAAGAAGGACATCGACAAGCTGAAGGCCGAGTTGGATGAATGCCGAGCCCACAAATCAAGGCTGCTAGAGAAGATCGCAGAAAAGGACAAGGCTCAGGACAGCGTGGAGTCCGACCTTAAGGTTCTCAGGGACAGACAGGCCAGAGATTTCTCGCAGCTAGAATACCTGGATCGCAAGCTGCGTGATGCGTATGACAAAGTTACTGAGCAGGAGAACACTATCGCAACATTGCGATTGCGTGAGATGTGTCCATTGAATGGCGAGCCAGTCGCCTACTGCATTGCCATGACAGACCCCTCGGACACCAAGGTACACTCTCTGTCCTTCGACAAGGCCGCCTTGCAGAAGGTGGTGACTGAGCATGGCGGCCGGATCGAACCACTCTATAGGATTAAGTAATGCCACTAGAAGACGATGATGAGGTGTCCGCTAACGTGCGGTTTGTTATGGCAGCGAAAGACGATGGCGACCCGTACTCCACTCCAGTAACACTGGAGGAATGGTACGCCAAGGTGAACGCCACCGGAAAGATTCGCGGCATTGAGGAGTTTGTTCGCACGGCAACGTCATCGCCGTGGCCGCCTCTGTGCAATGAGATGCAGCGGCTGCTGGACCATAAGCGTAGTTACTATTCCTGCTCGCAAGATCCGCTTGAGAACGCAATGCGGGTCCGCGACCAGGGCATTGAGCCGTGGGTGTACCAGCTTGCCAGGATCGGAGAGAAGGTCGGCAGACTGGATGGATTGCGGGCCAGTGCTGCGGAGTGGAGGGAGATTCGCAAGACCCTCCAAGACATAGCGGGCCATGCGATTGTTGCCATTGCCTGCGTTGACCGGGCGGTATCCGAAGCAAAGGAGTCCAGGGATGGGACGAAGCCAGCGTGAGAAGGGTAAGGCCGGAGAGCGGGAGGCTGCGGGCGAATGGTCCCGTTTGTTCTGCGTCCCGGCTCGGCGGGGGGTACAGTATCACGGTGGGCCGGAAGCCCCGGACATTGTGACCGGCCACGAGAACATCCACGTTGAGGTCAAGCGTACCGAGAGCGGCAACCCGTACCTGTTCATGGCCCAGGCCAAGGCCGAATGCGGGGAGAAAATCCCCGTGGTTTTATACAGGCGCAACAAGAAGAAATGGCTGCTCGTTGTTGAGCTTGACGACGCCCCTGCTTTCGTGCGGGAAATAGCTGGGGATCTGCCCAATCCGTAACTTGTGACAGGGCTGCGGGACAATGGTATTGTAGGCCCCGCCCCCTCAAAGTACGGAGAAACGCATGAACCTTTGGCAGAAGATCGCCCTCTACAACGAGTGGCTCCCGCTCATCAACGTCGGCCAGAAGATCATCTCGGAACCAGACTCTCACTCCAAGTCTCTGGCTGTCATGGATGCCCTGGAATTCCTGGCCAATCGCACCCAGACCACGTTCGACGACGGGCTGGTGTCGCGGATTGACGCAGTGCTGCGTACTCCGCAGGGCGAGGATCTTCTGCGGTATTGCGTCGAACACGCTGCGACTCTGGTTCAGGAGAAGAAATGAAAGACATCATCGAAACCGCCATCCAGGTTGGCATCGCCGTGGGCCTCACTGGGTACGGGCTCTACCTGCTGTGGCAGGAGTACGTTCCCAAGCGGACTCCCGGTGCCGGGCAACCGGCCCTGGGTGCGGTCGATGATGAGAAGACGGTGGTGGATATTACCCGCCGCCTGCGCAAGGACGGCAAGAACAAGGCTGCCGACATTGCACAGTCCCTGCTCCAGGCCATGCTGGCCGAGAAGTCCGTGAAGGAGTAGGCGATGAAGCCCTGGCTGTTCATTCTCGGCGGGCTGATTATGGCGTTCGGGATTCCCGATCTGCCAGACCTGTCGAAGTGGGCAGTGGTTCAGCCAGTGACGGTGGCTGACCGGGTGGTGTATGTGTGGGACAAGGATGGTGAGCCTGTCCCGCCTGCTGTGCGGGCAGGATTGGCAAAGCTCAACACCACCATCAAGGCGTCGGCCCACGAGATGGGCGGCACGGACGGCACGGGTGAAACGCCCGAGCAATACAAGCTTGCCGAGGCGGCGGCAGAGAAGGCTGGCGTCCCCGCCCTGGTTGTGATGGCTGGCGGCAAGGTTATTCGCGTCGTCAAGGTGAAGACCGAGGCTGAGGTCTTGGAGGCGGCCAATGATTGACTCCTTCTCCAAGATCGACCCGTCGCTCATCGACGTTCGCCTGCCCGAGCATGACGGCTACCCGGCACATCTTGCTGCCGAGGATACCCGCGATGTCCTGCAAGATGTGTGCGGTGACGCCGCCCGTTCGATGCCTGCCTCGTGGATGATCGACCCCAAGGATTGGGACGACGCCGCGAGAGACAACGACAAGTGCGGAACATGGGGCCTGAACTACATAGACAGGTTCACGAACCAGACGCCCACCCATGAATGCACCTGTCATTCTCTTCGGGCAAACTTTGAAGCGGCCCGCAACCGAGAGCGTGCGGTGTCGTACGCAGAGGGTCCGAAGAAGGGGTTCCGATACCCCGAGTCTGGCAAGGCCGGGTCCGTTTGGCTGTCCCCTTTGAGCGTCTACTGCGAGGCGAATCCGAGGCAGTGGGGTGGTGCCAATGTGCGTGCCGTGCTGGAGATTGCAGTCCGCAGAGGGATGCTGCCCGAGACAGTGCAGCCATACGACTACCAGTTCAAGCACGCCATTCATGGAACGACCGGCAAGGGAGGACTGAACCAGGCCAGTGGCCCGTGGGTTTCCAAGTCTCGCCTGCCCGATGGCTGGGAGGAGACGGCCAAGCTGTTCCGCCCGTTAGAGATCATCTTCCCGGCCAGCTACGAAGAGGCTGTGTGCTGCTTGCTGCGCGGCATGGTCGTGAGCGTTGGCAGGGATGGCCATGCGGTGCCGTGGGCGAAGTACATGGCTGGCGAAAGGCTTGCGTGTTACCCGGATTCGTATGACGTACTCCGCTACGATTCCGAGCGGACCATGAAGTCCGCATGGCGTGGATCGTTTGCGATTGTGACCACCACGAAGCCCGACGACTGGAGCAAGCCCGCATCATGAAAGCCTTCATCGCTGCCCTTCTGCTCACAGCCTCTGCCCTAGCTGGCGACTGCGCCAACTGCGAGGATGGCCTGGTGCGTGTCGGCTCTGCTGCCTACGCCTGCCCGCTTTGCGATGGGAGTGGGCGGGATGCGACAGTTTTTGGTGTAGGAAAAACGGATCATATTTCCCACAAGCCAGACCCTCGCAAGTCGGTAGTGCGAATCACCCAGCACAACGGCGACCACAAAGACCATGGGTCTGGGGTGCTGATTGAAGGCGGCTTGGTGCTGACTGCCCATCATGTTATCGAAGACGGCGGGCCGGTCACTGTTCATTGGCAGGATGGGTCGGTGAGCAAGGCCAAGGTGGTGGCAAGCAGCGATCCGTTTGACCTTGCCGCCCTGGAGGTAGAGTCTGCCCACGCCCAGCCAGTGCCAGTGGCCGATGAGACTGCCCTTCTCGGCGAGACACTGACAGTCATGGGGTTCGGCCCAATCCCCTCCAAGTTCAGGGAAGCTGAGGGCAGGGTTCTCTACTGGACGACGCCGAAAGGGCATCGCAAGCCTGAGTTCATGGTGCTATCCACCGAGGCCAGGAATGGTGACTCTGGCGGGCCAGTGTTCAACTCCAAGGGCGAGCTATCGGGCATTATCTGGGGGTCGCTTGACGGCCACGCCAGGGCCACGAGAACCGACCGGCTTCGCAAGTTCTTGGAGGAGAAGCCGATGGCGAACGGTCCAAAAAATTTGGACGCTTGCCCAGATGGAAAGTGCAGGAAGCCTTGAGTCTATCCCGTCTACAAGACGAGGCATGGGAAGTCCTTGCCTCTAATCCCGTTCGTCGGTTCATGCTAGGGCGCAAGCGTTGCGACCGGCTTGTCCGCATAGCGTATGACTGCACTGCCGGTCACGAGCTTATGTTGGGCGGTCAAGACAACGCCCATGGCGACGAGGCCAGGCTGTCTATGAACGAGCGGGTGGCTGCCATATACGGCGAGAAGTGCAGCAGCGCGTTCACTACATTCATTCTTTCGTGGGCCATCTCGGCCATCGTCCAGTACCTCATACGCCGCTGGTGGCACAGCATGAAAGGAACGCCGAAGTGACGGACTCAGAACGCAATGATCTCGTGAAGTGGGTAGGTGAAAAGCTAGGCGTTCCGAGCGCCATCTTGGCCGTGATGTTCGTCGGCTTGTGGTGGGTGATTTCTGGGCTGCACGACTCCGTGCTGGTGCCTGCCGTCAAGAGCCACACCGACTACTTGCAGCGGTCGATTGAGAACCAGACCAAGCAGGCCGAGGCGCTGAAGACATTGGCAGACGCAGCAGAAACACACGCCGACGCAGAGAAGAAGCAGACCGAGATCCTTAGCGAGATCGCTGACAACCAAGAAGACATCAAGGACACGCTCAGGCAGGGACACCCATCCATCGGGGCAATAAAGGGTGAGAGATGATATTGCCCAGCACTTCAAGGGGTGCGGATTAGACCCGCTCATACGATTGAATGTGTCCATGGATGGACACACCTACATCTACCAGTACCGCCGCAGTCAGTCCTCTCTTGCGAGGATGCATGTCAAGGATGATGTTGAGCTAGGCAAGTGTGATCCGTATGCGGGGCTGATACTTTTTCGACTCATTCGCCAGTGTCAAGACGCTACACTTTGACCATGCCAAGCGAGCGATTGAACAAGAGACAGCGTGACCTGGCCAACGACTGGGCTTGGCTCGCGCCCATGATGGCGAAGTGGTTCGTCAGCAAGCGGGCCAGATGGCAGCGGGCTCAACTGATACCAGACCTTGAGGCCGAGGGGTTCCTTGCCATATGCAAAGCTGCCCGTCGCTACCGAGTAAGCGCCGCCCCTCCAGGCAGGAAGCCAACGCCCAAGCCGTACTTCGTCATGGCCACCATGAACGCCATGTACAAGTGGATGAACAAGGCGAAGAAAGCTCCTGGCGACTGGAAGATTTCCCTCTCAGAGGCAGAGGAACTATGCCCAATCTTTGAGCATCCCGACTACTTGGGCCTGGCCATCAGCGATCTGGACGAGGAGGACCGGGCGTTGGCCGAGGATCGGTTCAAGAATGGATGCACTCTTCGCGCAATCGCAGGTCGCCATTCAACCTCAACTCGTCTAGCTTCTGTGCGTAGTCGCGAGCTTGCCAAAAGGCTCGCGGCAGCCTTGGATACCCATTTGCCGCCGCCTTCAGAAGAGAGACAACATCCACAAGCTGGTAGTAGGTGTCGCCGCCCTTCGCGTGGGGCTTCTTGATCTTGTACTTGATGGACAGATCGAACACGATGTCCCGGTATGAGGCACCCGCTTCCCGCAGCGAGCGGATGAGCTTCACGGTCTGACGCTCGGGCTCGTAGATAGCCCAGCCCTTGAGCTTGCCACGCTTATCCTTGGTGGCGATCCATCCCCACGGTCGGATCTGGTTGTATGGCTGGTCTGTCTTCCGCTTGTGGGCTACTATCTCCTTCCTTCGCTCGGAGTTCAGGTCGGACTCAAGCTCCGCACCCACTGCCATGTACCCCAGGATGGCACGGCCATAGGGGGTACTCATGTCCACGTTCATGTCCAGCATGTGGGCGGTGATGCCCATCTCCCACCATGTCTGGAACCGCTGGATGCACTCGGCTGCCCGGCGGAAACCACGGGAGATAGAGGTGAAGAACACATGATCCCCCGGCTCCAAGTCTTCGCACATCCTCTTGCCCTCGGGCCGATTGTGCAAGGCAATCTTCCGTGCCGACACATCGAAGTCTGCGTACACCTTGACCGGCAGGCCCAGCTTCTTAGCTGCCTCAATGAGGCGAGCTTGCTGTACCTCAAAGGAATTCTCCTGCTTGTCGGTAGACACACGGACGTAGCATCTAGTTGTTGGCATCCTGTAGCTTCCTGTCCAGGTCCGCGTTCACATCACGCAACGCACGCAATGCAACCATGAGGGTAGCGTTCTGGCGGTGTGCCTCAAGCATCTCCGCCTCAACCCGCTCCCTCTTTCCTCGCTCCTCGTCTCGCTCCATCTTCATAGCTAGGTTGTCGTTCAGCATCTTGTCGTAGGTCTTGCGTCTAATCCACATAGCTACTCCCCCCATCCCATGAGAACATAGAAACAAAACAACGCCAAGCAAAAGTCAAGCCACGGGTCCATGAACCACCCCCTCTACTATCTCGGTCGCCATCATGGCTACGCCGATGCGACGTTGCAGGTTTCTCATTCGCTGCTCCTCACCGGCCAGGTGATCCAGTCCGCAGGCCATGCCCTGGTTCAGGTAGTCAAGCTCACCGCGAACGAGACTCATGAGAAGCTCAGCCTCCTCGTATGTCACCTTGATCTCTACTTGCATATCACCCTCCGTGAATAGGTCAATCTTTCCTGGCTGTGGACGCGGCACGATACCCGTCCAGCAGAATCATCACCGTCTCAAGGTCCGATAGATACTTGGCGCGGAATACCATGAAGCCCTTGCCGCACGCACGGATCGGCATGCGGGCATACTCTTTGGTAGCCTTGGCCTGCTTGACTGTCATCCATTGGCCGTCATGCAGCCCACCAACGCACAGAAACTTAGGCATCGTTGACATACTCCTTGATCTTCTTGGCAATCAAACCGAACCCGTCACCATTGTCGTTTCGCTGGGCAACTTCCTCCAGAAAATGCAGGTCTTTGTCGCTGCCGCAATCGGCCCACTTGAATACCATCACTGGCGGGAACATGGCCTTCGTAACGATCCCGGCCCGGTATTCCCACGCATCCTCAAGTGTGTGTACCCACTGGCCTTCGCCAGTTTCCTTGCGGTGAAGCTCGCACAACAATCCCAGTGCGCAGTATTCATCGCCAACCCTCAGCCCTCGGCGGCACTGCTTGTCCTCATCGGCCTCCAGATTTTCTGCCCACCGCAATGCTATCGCTCTGTCCATGCCGCTCCTCCTCGTCTAAGGCCCGCTCAACCTGCTCATGAATCACTGCCACGGTGGCAGCGAACTCACCATCCCTCTCTCCGTACAGCAACGCCTCAAGCTCAACGGCTTGGTCAAACGTGATGTCCAGTTCGATCTTCACTTCACACCTGCCATGACGAACCGACCATGCTTCACTCCGGTAGCGGTGAAGGCCATGCGGTCCTTGATCTTGAAACGCTCGCGGAACTGCTGCGGTACTGTGATGCGGACGTACAGCATATCCCCTGTCCTGCCGTACTGGTGGACCCTATAGCCGTCACCCGTGGGCAGCAGGCTCCACTGTTTCAGGTCGTCGTTGTAGCCAGCGATAACCTGCGAAGCCAGGTCAATACCAGCATCGGCGGCTTCTCTTGCTCTGAACACCAGGTCAATACGCTCGCCTCGTGCTATCAGCCACGCAGGCTCGGGCTTCTTGGCCTTGCCCTTAGTGGTGTGGTGCGGGCGGAACTCTATCGTTGCCATGTCTTTCTCCACTACCCTACCCACACATAGCCTTGGGCTGGCACGCTGCCCTCCCGGTCGGCATCCGTAATCTCACTGGCCCGGATCACAAGCACATCCTTGCGGGCGAGGTAGTCCTCAAGGGAAACCGCCCTGCAATCCACGGCACCCCACGGCGGGCGGCAGTCATAAGCAGTCGCATCCTCCAGCGTTTCGTACGAGTCAATCGAATAGTCCTCGCCGCAGCAGGTGCAAGTGACCCGCTCCGGGTTGTGGCCGAAGCGATTGTAGAAGATCACCTTGGCCTCCGCTTCAGGGGCTTCGATGTAGATGTACTCGTACGGCGGCTCCTTAGTACCGCCGCCACTGTGCATATCCATGAATCGCGTGAACATTCCATCCCTCCTGGTGTGTATCCTGCTATGCAATCCTAACGACAGTCTGGTGTGGAGTCAAGGTCATTCCTCTACCCACTCCGCACTGCGGCGATAGGTCTTCATCTTGCCATTGGCAAAGACGTACTGCCACTGCTCGCCGTCCTCGCCGTGGCAGGTGACGCACCCGCCATCGGTAATGTACGGTGCGAGTGCCTGCCAGAACTTCTCGTCATCGCCCCACTTCTGGCCAACGAACTCGCTGATTTCCACCATGCCGCCTCGCAATCGCTTGGCTGCGTACCGCCAACTGTCGATGGCATCAACGAGGTCGGTGAACTTGCCGCCGCCATCAACCCAGTCGCCGCAGCCCAGCCCGTTGATGGCTGAGAGCGCGGCCTCATCGTGCTTGCCTTCGATCTCGGCATACAAATCCATAATGACGTAGTATCCCATTACAATTCCTCCCGGTGTTTGCGAATCAACTCTGCGATCTGCAAGAAGCTGGCGCCCTCATCGTTCAGGCTCGCCAGGCTGCGGCCCTCAGACGTAATCCACCCGTCAGGCAGGGCTAAGCCAGACCATTCACGAACGACATGAGGTAGCACTGCACTTTCCGCCTCATCTTCAACGAAGAACCGCTCGCCATCGCCGTAGTCGTCATGCACCCACACTGCATCTTCATTCTCCTCGCGGTACAGTTCGCACAGTACGCCGAGGCAGCAGTAACCGCAGCCGTAGCCGCTCTCCTCCACTCGCTTCAACGCACCCCTGCACTGATCGTACTTGCCAGACTCAAGGGCTTGCGTCCATAGGTTTGCGATGTCCTCCTTCATCCGGCACCTCCAGCGTCAACGTCCTTCATTCGCTGCCACTCCCGCATGGCAACCTCCTCATAGTTCTGGTCGTGCTTCGTGTTCAACTCCACCCGAATCGTGGTGTCATCCTCATCCTCAAAGAACACATCAACCCACCCCTCTTTCCGACCGTTTCGGATATAGACCTGGCGGTTCAGTGCCTTGTCAACCCACTCTATCAGTCGTCGCATTGCCCCCTCCCTTCGTCTTCCAATAGTGCATTGCCAAGACCAACTCAGCAAGTTCCTCTGCCCGCCAGACTATCGCCTCGCCAAGGTCGTGGCTCTCGGAGCCGACACTGTAGATGGCGACGATCTCACGAGCCAGGTCAATCTGCCGCTTCATGTTTGCTTCTGGGTCCATCAGTTCATCTCCGCGCGTCGTTTCATATCCGCACTAGCCGCCTCAGCCAGCACCCTGGACACGCTGGTCAGTGCATCCATCCCCGATACTGGGTTCGGCTCTCCACCTATGCTCTCCCAGAGTGAGGCAGCCAGTGATGCAGTCTTGAGAACGTCGGTGATCGTAGCCACCTGTGCCGCAGTCAGTGTGATTGTCAGTGTCGCTATCGGTTTATCCATCGTTGCCCTTTCACTCGTAGGTTTCTTCCGCAGTTGCAATCACCGCGTCGATACCCTCTTCGCGGTACAGTCTGTCAATCTCGTAGTCGTCAAAGCCTACGTCGCGGAGTTCGTCGTACGCCCACTTGGCTTCGCCAGTGAGGAAGTCGTAGTATTCGCTCTCGCTGCTGGCCTTGCCGTAGTCCCGCACATCCCAGCCCCAGTCGTCGCTGGCCTTTTCCTTTTTCTTGGAAGAGGAGAAGGCCTTGGCGAAGTAGCCAGCGGTGTAGCGTGGCACCCTGAAGGATGTGTTGCTCCACCACTGGTCGTTCTCCCATAGCCCGTCGTTCTCATTCCAGATTGAATGGGCTCCATCTGCCCGGAGGAAGATGAACTTGCTGCCCTTGATCGCAGCCTCGCCCATGAACTTGATCGCTCCTCGCCTGAAGAAACCGCGATCACGCTTCGCCATCGGGGCCAAGACTAGCTCGCAGTAGTGCCAGGTGTCGGACTTCTCTTTGTTCACGTTGCAGTCGATGTTCAAGATGCCATTGTGAACCATCGCCGTCTCGTCCGACACGCGGAACGGATGGCAATTACCGTGGTCGGTGTTGCCATGCGTAGCCAGTCGGAAGTGAATGGCCGCCTGAGCAGCAGCGTATGGCTCAAACGCTGCCTTGAACTCATCGAATGTGAAGAAACCCTTGTGGATTTCGATACGGCCATTGACTGCCGCCACGAAACCCGCACCGTCTTTGTTGTTGTCAAAGCCATGCTCGTAGGCTTCCCAGTTGGGCAGCACATTCGCTGGCTTGTAGACTGCTAGGCACATTCGTCCTCTCCCTTCTTGAGATTGATTTTCTTCACGCCATAGCCCTTACGCAGGAGGAAGGCGTGAAGTGTTGGGTACTGTTTTGGATTGAGCCACTTGCAGAACTCGTCGTGGCGGCACGAGTTGCCGATAGACTGTTCGGCTGGAGCAGTGAAGTCTACGAGAGCCTGCACAAACTCCAAGTTTTTGATGAACCCATCGCGGGCCACGTTGCCACGGAAGATTCTTACTTCCACGGTGCGGTCGTTGGTGAGATTCAGTGCTGCCCGACGTTCGTCGCTACGCTTGATGCCATCGGTCAGCTTTTTCGGACTACGCTTGCACCATTCAATCGGCCCCCGCCCGGCCACATCGGTAACGAATCGCTCGTTGCCGGGGTCGTTGAGGAAGACTAGCATCTTGCCAAGTTGCAGGGGCGAGAGTGCTGATCGTGTTATGTGAACGTGCATCCCGCAGTCCAGGTTCGCTGGCCACGATTTGAGGTGATCCTTGGCCTCTGCGAGGAAGGCCTCAGTCTTTTTCTTGTGGACTGCCAGACTGTCTGGCCGTGACACGATCTCAAAGCCGGGGCCGCAGATGCTGCCATCGGATTTGAGGGTAACGTAGTCGGTAGCCAGGTGCTGCCTGACGAACTTCACCGCATCGCTCACCGATCCGTTGCGACTGACCACCTCCAACTCGTAGCCCAGCAACTGCTTGTCGGTGGACTCGGGCTGGAGTCGGTCGGACTTGCGGCATGAGTAGCACTCAATACCGCCTTGATCCTCAGGCTCCTCCTCGCTATCACCGGCACAGTCATTGCAGTAGCAACCCTCGTTATAGTGGTCGTTGTGGAAGCATTCGCCACAACTCTCGCAGCAAAACCCGTCCTCATGGAAACAGGTTTCGCACCATGTCTGCTCATAACCACGGCGATTCGTTACCATATGAGACGAGTAGCTGTCTGGATAACTGTTTTCACAGTGTTCGCAGTGAAACACCTCGTCGTAGTGGTAGTATTCGCCCTCGCATTCGACGTAGGTACAGTCGTCACGCATACGGTATTCGCCGTCGTGACAGCAGACAATATCTTCGTCGTCTTCGTAGTACCATCGCTGTTCCCGCGAATTGCGAGGAATGTTGTGGCACTCGTCGCGGTGACGCCAACCATGGTTGACAGTCTCCACGCAGTCCTCCAGCAATCGCCACTCGTCGTCATCGCAGAGGATAATATCCTCGCTATCGGACTGGTAGAAATCGCCGTCAATCTCCACGCAAAGGGATGCCGGACGGGTTTCGCCGTCCGCACATACAACTGTCTCTTCGTCGTCGGTTTCTGTACTCATACACCCTCCAGAATCGCAGCCTCACCGCGAGGCTGCTTGTGCGGTTAGCACCCTCCCTGCCCGAATTCGGGATCAAGGCGGCGCACTAGCTGCTTGAGCCAGCAGATTTCCTTTTTGAGCGTGGCAATCGTCACCTCGCTGATAGCGACGGCCATCTCTAGCTCGTCGTTTTCGTAGTTGATCTTTTTGTTTGTGGCAAGAAGACGCTCTACGTCGCCGCTGAGTTGCTTCACTTTGTCGTAAAGAATGTCGCTCAGTCGCGATTCCTCGCGGGCTTTCGACTCTAGGACTTTGATATGGTCCCAGACGAGGTTGTCGTCGTCGTCTCGGCCACATTCGTCCTCGGGCCACCATCTACCATCAGCGGTCTGGACGGCTTGGCTTTCTGGGATCATGCGCCCATCGGCACACTCCCGCATCGGTTCGCTCATTCAAAGCACTCCAAATAGTCATCGGGAACGTAGCCGTACTCGTGTTCGGCCAAGTCTGGATTCATGTGCGCGAGATCGTCACTGGAAACCAGCATCGACTTGCCCGGCAGTGCTGGCGTCGTGACGATCCACATGCCGTAGTGCCGGTCGCACTCCACGAGGATTAGATGCTTCCATCGTGGATGCCTGCCGTTCTTCGATTTTGCTGTCAAGCGTCTCATGCGTACACCTGCTTCCTAGCTGCCGCAGCGCGAGCAGCGTGGATACCCTTGAACCATTCGATACGCTGCCCATCGCGGCGCACGAAATACATGCGGAAACCGGAGGAATATCCGACTACCACTTGTCCGGTGAACTCTCGCCGCCCGAGACGAAAATCCCGTTCGGTGAGCGTATTGAGGCGAAACATGGTTACACCCTCGGAGGATACGCAGCAACGATATTGAGCAACTCCAGCACATCGCCAGAGTTTTGATGCCCGCAAACGTCGTCGCCGCTGTTCTGCGGATGAGGAGAAACCCACTCCCCGCTGGCCTCATGCCAGACGCCCGTCTCGGCGTTGGCACATTCTGTATTGAGTCGGGCTTCGTCGGTTTCTGGCCGAACGTCCCGATTGTCGCAGTAGTTATGCCTGCCGAATTGCACGGAGACTGTGTAGCCGTTCGGGAGGGTTATTTGAAAACCCTTCCCGTCCGTAATCCGAAACATGGTTACACCCTCAGGGAAACCGGCGAGCAAAACTGCCCGCCGACATATACGGTCAACGGCCCCGAAAACTAAATTTCAAGGCCGAAAGTGTACGGTAGTCCCGATTGCCTAGTCGCGCTTCCTAGGTCGCGGTAGGCCAGTCCTCATGTATGGTCGCTCGGGATCACACGACCGGATTGTTGAACTCGGCAACAATGACGCCGGTTCTGGTTCGCACGACGACTCTGGCGTAGTAGCCAGTCTCAAAATCCGCCAGCGCCGAGCGAATATCGCCCGGTTCAACGGAATCTAGCTCGCCGTCGAAAAGGTATCGACCGACAAAGAGCGGTGGCATAGTGCTGCCCTCCGAGAACGTTTTCGTCGCTCCCTACACTCCATCGCACACTGCGAGGGGGGAAGCGACCATCCCGCCACCACTAACGGGCAACGGCCCCGAAAACCTAATCCGGGGAAGCGGAACGAAAACCGGAAAACCGGAAACCATCCCGCCGACACTGACAACGGGCAACGGCCCCGAAAACCCGAAAACTTCCAATTTGGCAAGGTTTCAATACTGCTATTGAAACCGGCATGACGGGCCGATATACCTACTAGTGGCGATCGGAACCGCTTCGGAACCGGGGCCAACCTAGTGAGGGTAGAACGATGAAAACGAGCGAGTATCACGCCGAAGTATGGGCGCGTCTGGAATCCATGGCGAGGGCTGGCAAGGCAGTAGACTCCCAAGACTCCGCGAGCGAGGCCTACGCCCGATGGCTTGAACGGGGCGCGCCCGGTGAGACGATTGAGGAGTCTACTAGGCTCGCC